ATACACCATTTTGTCCAATGACATTATTTACTGTCATTGCGTATGCAGTATTAGTCGCGGCAGCAGTTTGATCTACATTGCTAAAATACGATCCGTAGTATCCAGATGCGCCTCCAGCACCAGCAGGGCCAGTTGCGCCAGTAGAACCAACGCCTGTTGCACCGCTTGCGCCTATCCCTGTAGCGCCTGTGGCTCCGTCAACGCCAGCAGTTCCGGTTGCGCCTGTAGAACCCTGTCCACCAATAGTTCCGGTAGCTCCTGTCGCCCCAACGCCAGTTGCGCCAGTGCTTCCCGTCGCGCCGACTGGGCCGCCGCTTGGGCCTGTAGCACCCGTTGCGCCTACACCAGAATTTCCAATATAATCGAATTTTCCTGTAAAGGGATTAAATGTCAGAGCCATATTAAGAAATACTTACTTTGACAAGATTTGCATCATTCGCAGTAGGAGGTTGAACAGAATATTCCAAAGTAAGAGTAGCAACTGTATTGCTTGCTTTTTTATAAACAACAGTCGCAACATTATTGGTCGCCCCATAATATGTTAGGGTTAATTCATCAAATTCGGGAATTTGGAATCCCTGAATTGCGCTTTGCAAAGAATTTACGCTATCTAAAACAAGATGGCGGAATTTGGCTGTATCAAGAATAGATGGTGTATCCATAATGCTTTTTTGATTAACTGATTTGGAGGCACGGACGAAATTATCCGTGCCTCCCGTATCAATCAACCATTACAGACCAGTTGCAGAGGTCGAGCAGGCAAGAGGGATACCATCAAATGGGCAACGCTTATAGACAATCGCGCACACATTCTGCGGACGGATTGGCTGAATCGCACGCTGAATTTGATAAATGTGCTGACCGAAGTCACCGTAGAGGTTACAATCGTTGTCGCGGAAGTAAGTCCACTCCAGTTCGCCCATGGCGAGTTGAGGAGCAAAACGGAAGGTGCCTTCGCCAGTATAGGACTCAGGAACCAAACGCTTGAACGCTTCACCAGCGATGACAAACATAACCTCGTAAGGAGCCGATACCCAAGCCGGATTACGGCGTTGAGCAAAGCCATTAGTAACGGCGGTCGAGATGGTAGGATTAACAAGAATGAGATTGCCAGAACCATCAAAACCAGTAGCGCGGAGCGGCTGTTGGTCGATTCCGAATGCAAATCCGCGATAACCCATGAACTGATAACCGCTAATCGACTCTTCGCCGAGTTTGAAGCTGCCAGTTGTGAGACCAATCAAATCCTCTTTAACATCCGCATCGTTACGGAAGTTCTCAATCTGATCCGCAGAAGCCATAACTTGGAAGAACTCGCCTTTGCTGGTAGCAAAAGGTTCAGCAAGCATTTCCTCACGCAAGAACGATCCGATCTTATAGAGAGTCTTGAAGTTCATGGGGGCGTTTGGCACCGAACCAGTAGCCCAAGGAGCACCGAGAACTTGCATATCACCAGTCAAGCTCTGGCTGAAAGTCTTTGTGCTATCAACCACGAACTTAATACCAGACTGAAGGAGATACTGATAGCGGATGTCGGCATTGATGATTTGAAGGATCGTTTTCTCAAGAGCGATTTGAGCTTGGAGATAAGAACCTTTGAATGCGGTGCGAGCTTGTTTAACGCAAACTCGCGGACCAGCGCCACGGAGGGTCTGGAGTTGGAATTGATACTCGGTCGAACCAACTTGGTCAGGAGTTGCGCCAACACCGCAGAGGGTGGTGTCATTCACGAATTGAGGAGCGGCGAGCGAAGCGGCAGGAACCGCCATTTCCTCAACGACAGAACGGACAACATCCGAAACATTCGGAAGAGTTCCGCCGTCAATCGAGTTGATATATGGCGATTTGCGAGCGAGCACACGGCCAATCTGGCCGATGATGCGGTTTACATCTTTGGAGGCGAAGTTTTGAACTGTCGCCAATGGGATACAATCGTTAGGCATAATTTTATTTTGATTTTATTTTGGTTGTTTTCGAGAGTTCCGAAATCACAACATTATGGCGCGATTCCAGAACAAATTTTTGCTCTTTTCAGAGCGGTTAATTTTTGGATCGCACCCAGCCGCTGGTGCTTTTTTTACGGCTTGTTTGGTTGATTGCCTTGGCTTCAACCGAGCCACCAAAATAACGGATTTGGCATCCCGAATATGGCAATGTTTTATTTCAAAGAATTGAACTTGTCAAATAATTTTTATCTTTTCCTCAAAATAAATTCTATGAACGCTTCAACGCGATTTTCGTATGGATATGTTTGGTCAATACGAGTTCCAATTTTGTAATTATAATTTGTGTCTATCAAGTCACAGCAGATCAAATCACAATCAGAAAAACACGCAGTCCATTCTGGCAAGCAAACATGAGTTGGTGCTGGAGAAGCTGGCATCCATAAAGACCAAGTTGACTTGTGATCTGGATTGAATCGGCTAGGCCAGATCATTCCCTCGTAGAGTTCCCAAGATGGAATAGAGATGACTGCGTATCCACCTTTCTTCAGAACTTTCAGCCAAGAAATGAGCGCGGCTTTTGGATCAATCATGTGCTCTAAACATTGAGAGGCATGAATGAAGTCGAAAGATTCGGATTCAAAATATCTGTCAAGATGGTTTGCGTCACCATCCTCAACATCAAATCCAATAACTCCATCAACCTTGATAAGATCGTCACCTGCGCCGATGTCAATTCCTTTACCTTGGAAAATTTTTTTGAATAAAGAAGCCTTTTCAGATTTAAACCTCCTCTCCATAGCTTTTGATGACTCTTTCATAAATCGTCGGTATGAAATAGATACTGCGCTTCTGGATACTCAATAATGCTATTCGGACACGGCGGAAATACCTCTTGAATTAAAGGTTTTCTGAGCGCGGCAGCTATCCAAAAAGAACTTGATTGATTACCTATAAAAAGATCACACCCGTTGATTGCCTCAGCGACTTCTAAACAATTTTTTGTCTGATAATATTGAATAGCCCCAATTTTTTTGCAAAATTCATCGTGCTCTTCCTCGGTTCCAATAAAAATAGAATTTTCCCCATATTTATCATAAATTTTCTCCCACGAAAACCTGTCATTTCTATATCTTGGCGTGCGATTAAAAATTGTTTTCCCGATGAGTTTTTTGTTTTTTTCAACTTTTATCCAAGGCTCAGTTATGTTCATGCGCCCCGTTTTTTTTGGAACAACCCCTAAATATCTCGCTTGCGAATCCAGCAAAGAAATATCATCGCGATAACATTCTCTCCAACCTGAAACATTGACATCAATGCAAAATCCAGAAAAGTTCATCGTTGTTTCAATCCCCTGACTTTCGAGGAGTGGTTTTAATGAATCAAATTTGAATCCTCGCATTGGAACCATCCGTTCTCCGTCTTGAACGACAATCGTAGTTCCGTTTAGAGCTTGGAATGATGGTAAAAAAGCGATTATATCACCAATATGTCCTGTATGCAGAAATGTTTTTCTACGCTGGAACGGAAATGAATTCTGCATAAATTGATTTCATGGCTTCCGATTTTGTTTTGCCATCAGATTTCCGAACATGGACAATTTTTTTGTCCATATCTGAGTATTCTTTACTGAAATTGAGTAGTTCTGATTCAGATGAAATGGAACTTCCGTTCATTATTCCATCCGCAATGAATTTGCTGATCGTTCCTCCGCAAATATCATGATTAGCGTAGAACAAATATGAACTCGGCTTTCCGATAACAATCAATGAATCAGATTTTGCTAATTCATCGGCATCTTGCGGTGAAAAACCAACATTCACGCAATCGTAATCAGACATCCAGCCGCCTCTTGCGGCATGAAGAGCGCACCAGCGCGTAAAACGCACCATTACTCGTTGCAAATTGTTTTGGTCTTCTAAAGAAAAATGAGGAAGCGTTTTCAATATGCGAGTAACCAGCTTTTGGTATAGATTGCTTCCTTTTGCATGGCTATTGTTGAGCATGACGGCTTCCCATCCGTTCTTTTCCCATGATTCTTTCCAGATATTTGCGCAAGCAAATTCCTCTGGCTGATTGCTCATCTGAATTGACTCGTAGTAAGCGTAAATTTTAGGTTTCATCAGTAAGTTTTGTAGCCGACATGAAAGACGGGAGTTCCAAGATCAATGTGCGGTTGATGGCCGATTTGTTTTGCGCGATGGCAGAAAGCAACATCTTCGCCAACGCCACCTTTCATCGGTAGAAAGAAATCGAAAGGCGCAGTTGGGTCTGCGGCAAGTTGAGCGGAGGTTGGCGCAAGCTCTGGAAACTTTTCTTTGATGTCTAAAAAAACCTGCCTGTGAACCAAAAGGCATCCAGTAGCAATCCAATCAACAGGCACAATGAAATCGTCGTATTGGCGCGCATTTTTTACTAACGATTGATCGCTACACATCAACTTTGCCCCTTCTTGACGGCCAAAATATGCTCCGCCGACGAGCGTTTTTCCGCTGTTGATCAACCGATGCAAAATGTGGCGTTGAAGCGGAAGATCTGTCAAGCTGCGAGCAGAAGCAACATTGGCTTTCATCCATGCCGGACGGCCAATACAAGGGATAATGTCATCATCCATCATGAACAGATATTTCGCGTCTGTTTGAAGGAACTTTTCAGCAATGCGATTGCGGCTGTGATAAACCATCGCGTCACCAATCGACATATCATAGCGGATTTTGTCGCGCCCGAAATCCAAAGCCAGCGCAATCATTGCGAATGCGGTAACGGGATTTGTTGTTTTATAGCAAGGGAAGCCCACAAAAACATCTCGCCCTGAAAATTCAGCGCGATAGCTTGGCAACCCATCAACGCTTCGCGAGGCCACAATAATTTCCTCAACTATTGCTGTTGGTTCTGGAATTGTTTCCAGTTTCTTCGTTTTTGGGCCACGCTTTTTCGTTTCTTTTTTCTCCTCTACTGGCTCTTCTTTTTTCTGAGCAACTTCTGCGACAGGTTCATCAAGATGTGAGAAATCTCGTTGCGGTTTTCTTGATTGGTTTCCGGGAATTTTTGCCGTTTGTCCGGGCCTTGAGAATGGATCAGGTTGTTCAAGCGCAATGGCTGTGATTTTTTCGTCAGGCGACAATTTTGGTTGGCTCATAGGTATCTATTTTCTGTTTATTAATTCAGTTATTGAATTGAACTGTTAGGAATCTCCTAACAGTTGGCGCATTTACGCGCCAGCTTCATCAAGGCCAAGATCAATGGCGTCAAGAGACGACATTTTTAGCCGATCCGTGGTGCTTGCTGGTTTGTTACTGGAAGCAGTAGCAAGATTTTGTTTTGGCATTCTTCCGGCTCCTTTCAAGCGAGCGTTTTCTTCGGTGAGTTGCTTCAACTGCGCCGCCATTTTCTGGCGACTTGTCTGTTCGGCGCGGAGTTGATTTGTCAAAACATGACTCATCGCCGCCGCCGCCGCGACATCTGCCCGTTCTTGAGAAGTTTTAGGCCACAATGCAGAGGTAAAAAGATTTTCAACTTGGCCAGCAAGTTCGTTGTGCGCTTGAATTGCTTTCATCTGTTCAGGCGTTGCGTTTTTAGGCACTTCTTTTCGCATGGCCCATTCAGCTTTTTCTTGGACAACACGATCTTGAACATACTTGTAAATTTCCTGCTCCTGATTTGAGAACCATTCGACAGCCGCTTCGCCTCGTTGCTGGTAATATTGCTCGGCATTTTGAGCTGATTTCTGCACTTCCGACATCCTGCGCTCCTGCAAGTCAGCAACATCCACAAGCCCACGCTTTAATCGCTCGGCGTCAGTCAAGGGAAGTTTGTTGATGGCATTTTCAATCCACCATTTCTGGTCAACTTTATCTGGTCCGCCTTTCGCTTCGATTGAATTGATAACCTCGTCAGTTGCCCCATGCTTACGCAGAATAGAATACACAGCATCTTTGGCTTGATTGATTGGTTTGTCGTATTTTTCTTGAAATTCAGGATCAGACTGAACATCGAAGATTGCTCGGAATTTACGCAGGTCTTCGTAGTCTTGCGGAACAGGAGGTTTTTGCTCGTATTCCTGCAACTTCTGACGCAACACTTCGGCTTCTTGCGCTTGGCGTTTATACGAGGAAGCGGTTTCTTGCAGTTTGCGCCAATTGCTCTGGTTTTTTTCAGAAAGATTCCGAGGTTGTTCAATCGCAGAAATCTCCGGATCAATTTCAACTGGAGGAATGACAGGTTCAACGGGAGAAACAGGCTCAACGGGATCAATTTGAGCAGGAGTGGCGATTTCGCGCTCTGGAATGCCTTCTGGCGTCTCCGAAGCCTGTTCTTCAATGACAGGCTCATTATCTGCTGTCTCGGCTTCTGCTGTCTCTTCCAACGCGGAATCGAGCGCAGAATCAATATAAGAATCTGTCTCGTCGTCAATTTTATCTGCTTCAAGACCGGGATTGCCAAATCCAGTCACATCAAGTTCTGCTTTTTCGTTATCTTCCATATTTATTGTGTTTTTGTTATTTTATACCGAAATATATGCACTTATACCGAGTTTAGCGTATAGATGACTAAACTCTTTATACTATTTCATGGATTTAGAGCCACGGCAACGCCACTTTTTGCGTGACAGGTTGTTCGGGCTGTTTGGGTCACTTTTCCAATCCCCTTTGATTTTTGCTGAACGAGCGCAATACGCATCGCCTTTTTTGGTTCCCGGACGAATCCTGTCGCCGCCATCAGCCGCTTTGCCAGCTTGCCCGTATTTGACTGTTCGCGTTCTTCCGGTTGCCTTGTTATGGACAATTTTTGTGAAGCGTTTTTTGATTTCAGCCATAGGATTTACATTGTTGTGAATGTGCCAGACGAGGGATCGTCTTTGTTTTCAAGAACAATGGCAAGCTCGTCAAGCTCTCGCAGAGCGGTTTCAAATCCTTCTTTGTATTTAGCCTGCAAAGCAACTTCCTCAATCGTTTTGCCGTCAATGCGAGGAATGCGCGTTTTCAGAAATACCGCGAGTTTGAATTGAGTTTTATTCAAGTAATCGCGGAGACGATTTGCGTCAGCAGGTTCCCAGTTTGTCATTTCATTTTCTCTTTAACTTTTTCAGCGAGCCTTGAAATTCCTTCGCCAACTTTCGTGGCGACTTTTTTAGCGTTGGCTTTCGTGCCTTTGTAGACATCTTTTCCGAACTCAAGAAGCTGTTCGGGAGAAACAATTCCCTGATCGCTCATGCCTTGCTTTTCAAGACGCTCGTAAGCGGCATCCTCCTCGGCTTTCAGCAAGCGTTCAAGTTCCCGCTCTTTGTCGAGCTTGGTTTCCAACGCTTTTACTTCCTCGTTTTTTTCTTTGTCGGTCTTTGCTCCCAACCCTTTTGTTTTTTTATTAGTATCTGGCATAATTTTATTATTAAGCCGCAGTCGGAGGTTTTCCGGGAGCGGCGATTTCGTTGATTGTTCCGAGTTGGTTTGGCTGAGATTGAGCCAATGCTTCCCCTGCCATGTTTGCTTGTGCGACTGATGGCCTGCGACCTCCTCCGCCTCCGCCTGACCGCCCAACTGCCGCCGCAGGCATAACTTGATCCACCGGAGGAGCGTTTAACCCAGCGGTCATTTTTTCATAAGCCATTTTCAAACCTTCTTTATAGATTTGAAGTTTCTGTTTGTCTATTCCTTTGCCTTCGGCCTGCTGAATATGCGTCATGTAATGTTGCAACGCTCTTGTGAATGGCTGAACCATTTCAGGAGGCAGAGAGCCTTCAGGAGCGTTAGCGATGACGGGCATTAGTTTTTGCGTGAGCGTTTCAAGGTGAATATCATCATCGTCTCGCGGAGACACTGGGACTTCCTGCCCAGCCATGATGCTTTGCAGTTCGATAACCTGTTGGCGAGTGGCTTCAATCGCGTTAGCCTGAACCATGTCAGGCGGAACGATAACAGAATTGGCGATTTCCTGACCAACTTTCCGGCTCCAATCCAGTTTCATCAACTCGGCTTGGTTGATTGAAGGATTGCCCATGTATCGCTGAATCAAAAGATCGAGGATGGCGTTGTCTTGCGAAAGCATATCAGGAAGCAGTTCTTGCGCTGGCGTAAATGCCATAAGAAGAATATCGCTTGGTGGAAGATTGCGTTCAATCATCCGCAAACAACAATCAATAGCGTCCTCGTCAAGATGGCGTGGAATTTCAAACGGAACCATAAATGATGGCATTTCCAATCCAGATTCCATGAATGCTTCAACAACATCGCGTCTTGCCCATACAGCGGCAGGATTTTGGATTCTCGCAACATCCAGCATCGTTTTCAATTCGCTGGCGGCACGGATATGTTCAGGATGGCAAATTCCCCGTTGCATCCGCTGAACCGCTTGGGAATATTGGAACGCCCAACGAGAAAGAATTCCTTCTCGGATTTGGTTCTCAATCGCCGCCACTCGGTTGATTTCGCTGGCAGTTTTGTCACCAGTTTGAATTCCCATTGCGGAAGAGGGAAGGAAAGTTCCAACTTGGATTTCCGCCATTCCGCTGACGAATTGATCGAGGCGAATGAAATCTTCCACATCGGCTGGCATTTGCTGTTGAACAACCTCATAGCCTTCCGAAATGAAAGCTACGGGATGGTTCACCGTGAGCGGAGCAACCCCATTTTTTGCTGTTGCGCTTTTACGAAGAAGAAGCATTCCGCGCAGATAGGTATTGTCGATGATTAGGTTTCTGGCCTTATCGACTGCAATATGGGTGTTGTAAAGATCGCGTCCTGCGCCACGGCTGGACATCAAAGAGCCAGAACCAACTTCGATGGCGAACAACGCCAAGCAATCCGACATCCGATTGTAGCGATCAAGCTGAGTGCAAATCTCGTCGCCTGTCTTATCGTCAAACAAGAATCGGCTGATCTTTCCGTTAGGTTCTTTTACGAGCAGTTCGCCAAGTTCGACATACTTCGCATCGTTCTCGTAGCTTGCCCCATAAGAACCTTCACGCATCCAGTCTTCATAGCGGCGAGCATCATCGTCGCTATCAAGAGTTCTGCCAGCGGGTCTGGCGGTGTTGATTGCCTTAACAAGATTCTTAATGTGCCATCCCGCCAAAGCGGAAAGTTCGGCATCTTCAAGAATAGGAAGAAGCTCTGCAATCTGGTATTTCCTCTTCCGCGCCCAAATTGGCGTTGCGTCAACATTCTGAGGAGTTTCAATTGAGAAAAAAGTATAGTCTTGGCGCAGGAATTCCGGCTTCCAATCTCGGGTGTCATCCCAACACATTGCGGTAAACCCGAAGGTTGTGTTCTCATGAACCACTTGGGCCAAAAGATCATTATGGCCGCTCCATCCGCGAATTGTTTTCGTAATTTCCTCACGAAATACTTTGGTCTTTTGCTCGGAATCGACGCTGTTAATTGGGAATTTGCTATAGGTCATTGTCGATCCAGCTTCAATAACCGCTTTGAACGGAGGCTGAATCCGGCTGACAAGAATGGAAAGAAAACCAGTTGGTCGATTAGAACGCCAATTCTGACCCATGCTTTCAAGTTTCTTCGGACTGTATGGCGGCTCGTTGTTGAGCTTCTTCTGAATCAGCGCATTTTTGCGGTTGCGCTCGACATTCTGTTGTTTAAGGCGTTTGTAAGCGGAAAACGCTTGTGATGCGTCACGAAATGTCCGGCGAACTGTTAAAGTCTCTTTATCAACAACATCGTTAGTGTCGTTGACTTTCTGTTCGGTGATTTCAAGATTTACCCGCTGGTCTTTGTCTGAACCATCTCGCAGTCGCGGAGCTTTGGTTGCGTAGCTGTTGCTGACTTCTGCGGGGAGCGGTTTGATTGAATTAGCCATTATTGATTTAGCCAACAAATAGCTGGCAAGTTTTGTGGTTTGTTAAAATTGTTTTTGTCGAAGAAAACTGCACTTTTATTGTCGTGGCGCATTATGGAGCATCCGCCGAGAGAACGCGAGGTTTTTGTTTCACGAGCTTGGCGAACGCTTGTTGATAGCCTATCTGTTGCAGTAATGCAAGATTGGCAACCGCTACGCCACTTGATATTCTTTGGACATTTTGCGCAGATTTTTGATCTGGCTTCCGCGAGTTCATCCGTAACGAAATCAATTCGTTTTTGGGTAACTAATATATTTTTTGCCCATATTGTAATGTCGTTTAGCAACTCAGATTGGCGCGAAGGTTGTTCAACGCTGGTAATTACAACCATATCAACGCCATGGCAGTAATTCGGGTAGTTTCCGCAAACGAACGAATTAACATCTCCGACAACATCTCCGATTGGCAGATGGTTTTCAGCGCGATAATTACGCACAACATCATAAAGATTGTCGAGGCTGCAACCATCTAGCGTTACATCTCCGTCTCGGTAATGCCATCCTCCCGGTGGCACCATGCCCCATATTGGTTTAGCCATAAGGAAGGTTCTTATACATTATTTCTATTTGGTTGACTCGCGTTTTGTGAGTTCTAACAAGATGTTTCCACTTGGTCAAAATATATGAGTTGCATTTCTGCTCTCGGAAGAAGTTCCGGTAAGTGTTTGCGCCTCCTTTATTCTCTCTGTGTGGAAAGGCTCCTGAAAGATTGTCAAGACGGATAACTTTGTGGCCTCGCGTTGTTAGCGAAAGAAACATATCGTAATCCTCTTTCAGATCAGCTTTCTCGTCGTATAGGAAATTCGTGTCAATCAGAACGCAATCGTTCACAACCAACTTGTTAACAGTATAATATGTTTTCTTGTAGTTGCGAGTGTTGTTCTGAATAGAAAGGCCGACGAGTTTCACCGGATCAGAAGCCGCATACGCCACCATCTTCTTGAAAACATAATCGAAATCGACTGGTTTTGCTTTCTTCTCGTTCATAAACTCGTAGAATCGCGTAACATCATCGCTGAGTTGCAAGCAGAGAGAACATCCGTTGTTCTTGGCATCGGTGATCGCTTTGTTCCTCGCGGCAACGATATTGCCGTCTACTTCAACAACTCCTTTTGCCCCGTTCGCCTCGTAGAGTTTTTTCTCGTTCGGGCAGACATACCAGCTTGGGTCAATGTGCTTCTTGATCTTCTGAACATTCTCTGGCCGCTTTGTGGAAATACAAGCGACCCATATTGGCTTTCCTGATATGTTGTGAATCATTTCTTTTTCGTTACCCGCGAGAGTTCAATTTCAAGACGCTTGTTCCTCATACGCTCAACTTCGCCCTGCGGAGTCTCGCAAGACCACATATTCTTGAGGGAATAGTAAACAACTGTATAGCGGACAGAGGATGGTTTTAGCTTCTTGATCGGCGTAACTCCGTGCAGAATAGATTGCCCGTCAAACATTGAGAGCGAACAACTGGAGGTTTTCAGCGCAATATCAAATTCAGGGAATGCGAGGTAGCCGCCTTCAACATCCCGCTTGAACGCGAACATGGCTGACCAGACGCCAACATAGTTGCCAGAATCAAAGTGATACTTGAGCGGATTGTTATGGTTGACGATGCCAGAAGTGAACATAGAGCCATCCATTTGATAGTTCTTAAGAACCTTCTCCTCGGTCAGCTTGAAATGCTTTTCAGCCAGTTCTTTGTTGGTCTTGGAATACAAGTCTGCGGCAATCGCGGCGAACCGCTTCAAGATTTCATTCTCGGATGGCTGGGTGGTAGCCAGACCCGTTGCTCGGCACGGAAGGTTGCGGATAGCATTACGAGGAGCGTAGCCGAATATCTTTGAGGATGTCACCAATCCAGATGTTCGCGTTGTCGTGTCGTATTTGATGCGAGTCAGGCAATCGAACATCTGTTTTGTTTCAGCCGGAACTTTCTCAATATAAACGCAGATAGGAACCCCGTTGTGAAGAATCGTTGTGTCGGTATCAATCAGCGTAGAGAAATCATTCTCCGTCGCTGACCTGTCCCGAAACTCCTTCAAGTTGATCTTCTTCGGTTTGGCGTTGAGATATTGCATATCCGTTGGTTTCTAAAAGGTGATTGACAACTTCGGTGTTGTTTGAAAGTCCGTGTTGATCGGCATACTTGCCCATCGCTTCGATGACAGCATTGAATTCATCGACAGGATAAACCAAGATGATTTGCCGAATAATCGACTCATCGTATTTGTCTTTGTATTCGGCCATCGTTTTACCTTTGAAATCAACCTCGGCCATTTCAGGTTCCGGAGGATTAAGGAATTTCTCAATGGATTCGGCGTCGAAACCAGTCAGGTCGAGGTTGAAATCAGCTTCGCGGAGTTCAGCCAGTTCAATCGCCAACATTTGCTCGTCCCATCCGGCGTTGAGCGCGATACGGTTATCAGCGATGACATACGCTTTCTTCTGGTTCTCGGTCAGATGGCCCAGTCTCAAACAAGGAACGCTTGTGAGTTCAAGTTTGCGAGCGGCAAGAACTCGGCCATGGCCTGCAATGATGTCGTTATCCTGACCGATGAGAACAGGGTTATTGAAGCCAAATTCACGAATACTTGCGGCGATTTGTGCTACTTGAGCATCGTCGTGGGTTCGGCTGTTTTTTGCGTAAGGAATGAGCTTTTCGAGTTCGATTTGCTCAATTTTGGACGGCTGTTGTTTTTTCATGTGATTTATTCGCTGAAATTGATTTATTGTTTAGTCAGAAAAATCCACAAATTGCATTGTGTCAACAACGCTTTCGCGGGTTCTTTCTTGCGGCTCCTCACGCTTGCCTTCTTCGGTCATCGTGGCGACTTCTCCGGAGCGTTGGCGCATTAGGTAAACAAGGATTGATAACGAGTCAAGAGAATCTGGACTGTGAAGGCGAGTTCTTTTGCAGTAGTCTCCTTTGCTTTCAACGCGAACCATTCCCTGCCCGACTTGTTTGTATCTCCGTCCTGTGGCTTGGCGGACGAGTTGTTCGTTACGGAATCCCGGACTGATCTTGAGATATTCAAATTCCAAGTATTTTGATAAGCCAAACAGCAGTTCAGTCACAACTCCGCTGTATAGCTCGTTGGCTTGTTTGCTGTCTTCACCAAGAATTCGCGTTTCAGATGCCGCCCAAGAATAGTTGATTCCCAAGACTTCTGGCCCATACAGAGTGCAAAGCGAATCGTGAATGCCTGATCCGTTGCCTGTTCTGTCAACCGCCAGCCAGTTCGGCTTAATCTTCATTGCCTTGCAGAATTTGATAATTGCGTTGGTTTGTTCCAGCGTTGCTTTCTTTGGGAATGGAATCTGCGAGTCGAGTTGAAGTGCAGTCCTTGGTGATTTGAATGCGTGGAACTGATTGGCCTGATCCGTCCAGCCGTCAGACAGCCCGAAGCGTCCGTAGGAGCAAATAACCTGATCGTTACCTTCAAGAGCCAAGTCAAAACCAGCCAGAGGAACAACTGGGCCAATGAACCGCAGATTCCCCATTGCGTTGTTCATCATTGCAGGCGTAATAATCATCATCGCCTGACCTTCCTCGGGGAACCATCCTCTGGCCATCGTCATCGCCTCTGCCGTGCGACCACGGGACATATAGCCAATATAGCCCTGATAGGTTTGTAGTCCGGCGTAAACGATCTTTTGCTCTACGACATTCTCGCATCGTGCGGCGTCGAGTCGCAGGACATGGTAGCCTTCTTTGGATTCCCACTCGAAATCCTCTTCGCAGTCGATTGATCCCCATCCGTTGACTGGTTCGCAACGCTGGCCGAAGTCGCTCGTTCTGTCTTTTGGGTTACTGGCACCGAAGATTTTGATTCGGCCACGGCATTCATTAACATCCGAAGTTGAAATAATGTTGTTGACGCCTTCCCATACTCCAGCAGGCACCTCCTCGGCCTCGTCAAGAATAACATGGGTTCGGGATAGCCTTCCCCATTTTGAGTGTGCCGCTGTGAAGCGTGGCGTTGGGTGGAATCCGCGCAGAGTTCCGTGGCCGCTTTCTCCTTTTGGGATTGCGACGAGGTGGATGCCTTGCTTGGCGTCCGTTGATGCCTGAATGCTCGTAACGAGTTCATCAGCCCTGTGAAACTCCGGTTTAACGAGAGCCATGCGGTGAAAGTTCTTAATGCTTGCAAAGATGTTCCTTTCGGCGTGTTCGCGGGTTAGCGAAATAACTTTTATGTTGGTGTAGAACGGATCGCGAAACCAATCCAGATAGAACCATGCCGCCGCTCCGAATGTCTTGCCCATAGCACCCGCTCCCTGAACTAGAACAAGATCGTGATCGAACAGGCATCGCCAAGTGTCGCGGCTGGAACGAGGACGCCAATCATAGACATCCGGACCCCACAGGATCGTTGCGCTGGCTTCAAACTGATCTTTGTCGAGCAGACTCTGAACGAATTGAAGAATGATTTGCCGAGACAGGTTCTCGTTCAGTTCGATTTCCTTTGGCGGATTCTTCGTGCCTTCTTGAAGGATAAGTTCAGCCGCATAGAGCATTCCCATCTTCTCGTCGGACTCAACAGCCTTGCGAACTTTGGTTGCGATATTGATTGCCGCTTCGACTGTTCGGGATGTTGGCCGGATCATAGCGTGTCGAGTTGAGGTTGGCCCGGATCGGCTGGCGCATTCTCAAAGTTAGATAGGTCGGCTTCTGTTCCAAAGAATTCATCTTCTGGCGCATCTTCAATCTGCGGAATATCGTCTGTTTTGGTTTCAACGATCTCGGCTTCCATAATGTCGCTATCCTCCGGAGCGTTCGTATTCCTTCCCTTAATCTTGAAGGTTAGGCGTAGATCATTGGCAACGATTTCATGACGCTCTGGCGCAAATTCGCCTGCAATCTTCGCGTCCATGTTGAGTGCGGCTAAGCGGTCAAATACCGCAACCATTCCTCCGTTTGGGTTGCGAACAACTTTTGTTGGGAATGTGCCTTCGACCATCTGGCGGAGAATCTCTCGTTTTCTAGAAATGGAGATAATTGAGCGAGTGGCAACCTCCTGACGGATTTCAGCGATGCGGCTCTTGACATCTGCCCTGTGGTAAACCTTGTGAGCAAGAACGCGAGGCGAGGCAACATGCGGATTGATCTTCCGGTATGCCTCTGTGTGCGAATCGCCTTCGGCTACAAGCCAAGCGAACTTCTCATGCAGTTTGTTGTTGAGAGGTGGCATTACTTAAATTCGTAGATGAGATACCCATTTTCTCTCGCCCATTTCGGGTTGTCATGGATTTTCCGATGGCAGAGAGCGCAGACGCAGAGAAAGGTTTCAACAGCGCACAGATTCTTTCCTCGTTTTGCTTTGTGATGAATCTGGTCTCCAGCGTTTCCGCAGACCTCGCAAGTATAGCTTTTATTCAGCAAATAGTCCTTGCGTATCTTGCCATATTCGATCAAGCGATTCCGCAATTTCTCCGCGAACGGAGCGAGTTTTGTTTTCCTTTGCAAAGAACCGCTTTTGGAGCGTAGAGGTTTTTTTCTTTTCAAGTTCACTATTGATTGTTCACCAGATATTTTTTAACTTGTTGTTATGTATTGATTAGCAATGAATGTAGCTTCAACAGGTTATTTAGGTTTTTTGGTGTTGTCAATTATATTCTTGACATGTTCACCGAAAATCCCCTTATCTATCCCCTGTATTCGCTATTAGTTCGCTTGAATTTTGGCGTGGGTGTAATGCTCGGTGACATCGTTCAGCATGGTTTCAAAGATTTCGCCGAGGTTCGGATTTGCGGCGAAGATTGATGTCATATTGTAGATTGTCGATTCGATTGCCGATTGCATATTGGGGGAAGGAATGATGCCGTGTTTAGCGGCAAGATTTTCGTAATCGTTGAGGAGTTGTTTGATCGTCATCACGCAGATTGTTCCTGCGACTGTGAGAGCGATTTCGGTATCGGTCGGGGCGTCAGTCATATTGTGATTCTTCCCATCTGTTTTGTGGGCAGGTTTCGGTAGCCATGATGGTTTTGATTTCCATATTGCAACCGCAGACCTCGCATTTCCCCATGTTCTTGTATCCTTCTGGATCGAAGTTTGGGCAGTCGGAGCAGATGCGTAGGCGTCTGGCAATTTCAGCTTCATCAGCGCATGGCATTCCGGCTTTAACGAAAATGATTGCGCTCTTGGCGAAGTTAGATGCCTTTTCGAGTAGTGTCATAATTTTGAAATCGCTTCATCCCTCTGGAGCATCATTGCGTTAGCTTCTAACCTGTAACGCTCGGCAGTTTTCCGCGCCTCATCACGCTCATCTAAATGTTGGCCTGCTTTCTCGCGAAACCAATCTGCTTTTTCTTCCACTTTGTCGCAAAGTCGCTTAATCCCATCAAGTTTTTCTACGAGTATTTTGCATTCTTCTCGCGCCTCGTCGCGCTCTTTGTTTGATTCTCGCAATTTGCATTGTGCTAAAACCATTTGGTCTGTAGCAATAACAAATGCCTCCCGCGCCTCGTCTCGCTCTTTCAAAGCATTTGCCAAAGCATACGCTAACTGATTTTTATCGTAATCAACTCTCATTTTAATCGGTATTCTCCTTCATTATTTTAATCCATCCACCAACCTCTAAGTGTATTGCGTCTAACGCAGATTGCGCGGCTTTGAGCAAAAACAAAGCCTCGTCGCGCTCTTTCTCTACCTCAACGGAACGCTTTATGATATGGTTGCGGGTGATTTTCTCGCTTGCTAATAGCTCCATCGCCTCGTCTCGCTCGCGTTCAAGTTTGCGAGCGAAGTTTGCATTCACAGTCTCATATTGTAGCAGGCTGGACAGTTGCGCTACGTCGTCAGTTTCTGGCGTTGGTCGTTCGATCATTTTTTATCTTTCTTAAACCAATTTTTGAAATGTCCGAAATCCCGAGGCTGGGTGACTTCGGCATTTTTCCCGCAGACATCACATTTGCCGTAATGCCAACAGCAGAGTGAGCGTTGTTTGGTTCCGTGTTTTATGCCGCAGGACTCACAAGTCCAGTTTGGATATGGCTTCATGTTTTTTATTTATTGATTCAATTATTACCATTGGTTCGACTCCAACAGTCAAACAAATATCTACGAAAGGAAAAGGAGATTCTTTTTTGCCAGCAAACCAATCAACTGCCGATTGCCTATCAGCGTCAATAATAGATTGCTTGTATTTGCTTTTATATTTTTTAGTCTCAATGGCATCGAAATAAGAAACTTTGATCATTTCAGCAAGCAATTCTTTAATAAGAAAATCTTCGCAGTTTGGGAATTTATTCATTTACAGAGTATATTGATTCAATTCTGAATCTTTACACTCCAATTATTATTATTCACAACAAAATTCTTTAAGGAAAAACTTTTTTTAATGCCGATATGCTGTTGCAGTCGGAATACCAACCTTTGCCAGTATAGACATCAAGAACATCTTGAAAGTATTTCTCGTAGAGTTTCCCGACTGAATCTAAAGAGAAGTTTTTAGCCCATGTCCGGCAATTCTCTGGCTTGATCGTATTGTGTTCAATGCAGTCAATCGCTTCAACGAAATCACCCATCGTTCGGCAACGATAACCAGTAATTCCGTGAAGATTGTTTTCCGCGAAACTTCCCCAATCTGTCGTTATTGTTGGAGTGCCGCAGAACAAGTTCTCAATCTGAACACCGCCGAACGGCTCCACATACTGCGAAGGAATGAGCGATGCCTTTGCATTGCTCATCAGTTGTTTTCTTTTCTCGGAATCTGCATATCCGACATATTCTACATGATCAGGAATATGGTATCCGTTTTCAATTTGTCCGGCGACGATCAGTTTTACATTTGCGAGTTTCGCCGCTTGAAAAGCTATTTCACAGCCTTTGCCGCTATATACCCTGCCGAGATATAGGTAGTAGTCGCCTTTAGTTTCCTTGTATTCAAAATCCTCTTTGTCGAAATAGTTCGGAATGACAACTTCATACCAGTCTTGGCGGCAGGTTCCGACTGACTGCAATCCGCAATAAGCGTGATAGATGGCGTAGGATTCAAAGATTTTCCATCTTGCCCAATGTCCTCCTGCATATCCGATTCCGGGTTCAACGCAAATCAAATCAGGATGAGCGTCACAGATTGGCCGGACTCCTGATCCCCAAAAAGGAAGAATGAAATCATTTGGCTGTTTGCGTTTTTCAATTTCACGAATCGCGTTTGCGTAGAAGGTTTGATACGCATGGTCGCCAGTATCGAACTTGAAGAAGGTTTTCTTCCAATCGTGCGAACCATAGCTGATTCGGAAGTCCTCGTTTGTGAGAACTGTCACACGCTCGTCGCAAATTAGGTCGGAATCTTCGTGGCCGTAATGAATGATCTCATGGCCGAGATTCTTCATCATTTTCCCAAACTTCAGAACTTTTTGCGTGTAGGCGCACGCTACGAATTCCTTGCTGGTAACTGTGTGCGGTAATCCAAGAATATGAAATCTCATCTAATTTTTTCTATAAATTGTTTTATATCACCAATATAATTTTTATTTCCAATATGACCGCAAGTCATTTTAGGATCAAGCCAGATGTCGAATCCAAGAGATTTCAGTTTGTCGCAAAGAACGATGTCTTCAGACCAGAAATCTCCATCAATAATTTTGCAATCAAATACTGCTCTGCACTCCTTACCGTGATGCGTGAACACCTCGCTTGCTTCGCAGACAGAACTAACCGCCCTCCCGCTCATTTTCATAAATGCTGCGCCAATTCCTTGACACTTCATGTAGCCATTATCGTGCAAAGTTAAATCATTCAACTTAACTGCGTATGTTTCCTCTAGGTCTGTTTTTTTCCTAGCAGTTCCTGCTAAAATATCTTCTTTGCTAGTTAATAACTCTACAATCCATTCTGGATTCCAAGTCATGTCGTAATCTATCCAGATCATGTCAACTCCTGCCTGATACGCGATATTGATCAGATCATTTCGAGCAATCTGTAAAATTGATTCGTTGCCAAGAAATACCGGACAAAGGTCAATGTTATTCAATGCACATAGCTTGATTGAATCAACCAAGCATGATGTATATTCTGCATAAACTTTCCCAGTTGTGCAGGGGGTAGCAACCATTGCCTTCATAAGTCTCCTTTGTCGAAATATTGAACCGGAGGAATAGGGCAAATTGCCGCTCCGTCGAATTCAAATATGCCGAAATAAATTCCCGGATGTTTTTGCGCCAATCGTTCTGCTTCGTTTCTAGCATCTAAATAATTTTGATGCAGTCTTGTTGGGGCATCGTAATTTTCAATATACCAATCGTGGCCATTTGTTTTCTTTAATTTTATAATGATATACATATATTTATTGTTTATCTGCGCGTTGTTGAGCTTGCTCGTTGCTGTATTTTCCAGCGGAATACCGCTGAGAAAGTTTTTCTCGGTTTTGTTCTACCGCATCATCAAGAGTGAGGCAGTAATAATTCAAGATTCCTTGGACGAAAAATAGAATGTCTCCGCACTCTTCGATGATATTTTCCTTGTCTAAAGGTTTCCGGTAAATCGTAGCTTTTTTAATTGCGTCTAGCAATTCTCCTGCTTCACCAGAAACTCCCATTGCCATGTGAACGAGATGCGCTTCATGGCAATTAAGTTGGTTCAAGATGTCGGTTCCTGACTTGCACAGGTTCTGAACGAATTCGCTGTATGATTGTATTTTTTGGTTGGTTTCTATTGCGGTCATATTTATTGGATGGTGATTATTTTCGAGAATTCAACGAGTCGGCGCATAATTGCATCGCCTCGGTCTTCGGACATCATATCGTGCAGTTGTGAGCTGTCGGCATTGGTTGTCCAAATCGTAGGAAGCATATTTTCTGTTCGCGTGTCGAGCAAAGCGTAAAGTGATTCCTCGGCACTTGGCGACAATCTGCCCTTGCCGATGTCGTCTAACAGCAAAACATGACACTCGGTGGCTTGGCGTATAGCTTCCAATGCCTGTTTTTTCGTTCCCTTATCGTCTGAGAACGCTTCAAGTGCATTTTTGGTGAGGTTGGTCGCCTTTAGGTAGAAAACGCTTCTGCCGCCCTTGTGGAGAGAATGCAACAGCAATACGGATGCTCTTGTCTTTTGGGAACCGCTTGGGCCTTTGAATCCGAGGCCGATTGGGCCATATTTCCATTCCTTAATAGCCTTTTTCAGTTGCGTGGCGATTTGGTTCTCGTCGGTGGTCTGATATATTTTGGGAACCATCGCCCAAAATTCAGCTTCCCGTTGCTCCAGCTTTTGCCGCTGTTCCTCAATATCCCGTTTTTCCGTGGCAATCGTGATGCAGGGATCGCAATGCGTCTGGAATGATATTACCCGATCCAAGAATGTAATTTGCTCGGTATCGAAATCGCATCCGCAAAGGACGCATTTTTTGGTTATGATTTTGTTGGTCAACATTAGAATGAACCTCTGAATTTACTGGATTCCTCTTTCTTTTTTGCTTTCTCGCCCTGTGGCGGGAAGATGCCTTGCCATCCGTTGGCAATAGAGTTCTCGATGGCCTGAACGGCGCATTCAGAACCCCATGACTCCATTTGCGCCCACTTCGCCTCCATTGATGATTGATATATTGGCTTTTTGCGTTCTGCCCGATAGGAAACGAATCGTTTCCAAGCATCCTGAAACTCATCAGTTCTGAGCGGTTCCGGTAGCTTCTCAAAATTGATTGCCTTTTTAAGTATTGGGATATGGGTATTGGGTATTGGGAGGGTTTGCGTTGGGTTAGCGTTGGGTTCGGCTTGGGTTTTTGCCCTGCCTCCCTTTCGGCCATTGTGCTTTTGCTTGTCAATGAATTCCTGATGCTTCCCGACTTCATCCCATACCCGCTTGTTGACCCATCCGGCGTCAGTCAGAGTAAAGAATTCCGACAGCATTGCGGAGACAAGTTTCTCATTGCTCCGTAATCGCCTCGCCATGACCGCCGGATCGTCTGGAATCGGGCATTCCTTGTCGTATTGGTAATCCAACAGGCGTTTATAGGTAGCGTCCTCCTCTAACGACAGGTGCGCCGTGGCGGTTCGATAATCGCCAATGTGATAAGTGTAGTAATTCACAGATTGATTATTCTGCATCAAATTCACTTTTTGCCACACGGAAAATGCCTTTTAGGTCAGGCTCCTGTTTCATGATGAGGCGGGAATAACCAGCCGCAAACGCATTCGGAAACTTGTATTCCTCGGTAGTATGAACGGAAGTATAATAGTTCCACCGAAGAACCTCGAAAAGCATCTGAATCCCTATGACGCGATCAGGACGATAGCGGCGAGATTTACGCGCAAGATCAACAAGCGCATCGTAAATATTCGGGTTTTCAGCATGGTATTTTAAGAATCGTTTTTCAAGTTCGCCAGCGTTTTTCGTTGGTTTATCGAACTGCAATTCTTCTTGGTATTTATTCATTTATTGATTGGAGTTTGGTAATTTTGATTTTGATTGATGGCTGTTGCCCGAAAGCCACATAAAACTTCCTGATCGCAAGATCAGCAATTTGAGAATCGTCTAACCAAAAATCCCGCAAGGCGTCTTGCGTTCCTTTCTGAAGGTTATCCAGATCGGGTCGCTTGGTGTGCGGCAAGGCACCCTGCGGAGTTTTTTTGGTATTGAGGCGCATTGGCCTTTCCAGAAAATAATCTATCTCTAAGCGTATCGCGCAGTCCCAAGGAGCCTGCGGTTTGTATTTGATTGAGTATAGATTGATGATTTTCTGGTAGTCCGATGCTTTTTTGGTCTTGAAGAATATCGGCTTACCATTGCGTATCTGTAACCGCTTCCCCGACATCTGCAAGGATAACGGAGTAATCGGAATGCTGAACGCAATGGAAGCCGGATAGTCCATTAAAACATTTCTGGTTGATTTGGGTCACCAACGAAAACCTCTGCCGTCTCCGACTTGGCTTTCAGATTGTAGGCGAGCTTTGCCTTCACATATCGACCGCTGGCCGAAGTGTGATTGAGATACAAGTTGAAACTGACTGTCGTTTTTCCTTCGGGACTCTCCGTAATGGCTTTTTGGATGCCAGTCCAGTTTTCCTCCAGCAATCCCGAAATCAACTCGCAGGATTTTGAGAGTTCCAGCTTGTTGTATTCTGCGGGATCGTTGTTGACGAACTCGACCTCAATCGTTTCAGGCTCGTTGACTTCACCGACAATAGCCAACTCATCCTTTCTTGGAAGTTCCTTCGTTTTCATTTAGAATGGAATTTCATCACCTTCATCAGAGTGAGTCCGGCCTTCATATTTCTCATCGACCTTCTTAGCCTTCGCCTTCGGCTTGCGTTCCGGCGCGTCCTCTTCTTCTTGCGCTTCGGATGCCGCCGCTTTCGATAGCGAATTGAGGCTGGAGATTAGGTCTGCAACGCGATCTTTCGGCAAGCCAGCATCTTTTTCAATAGCATTCAGCCACTTTGCGCGGAAATAGGTCTTGCCTTCATACTCCTCCTCTTCAACTACAACTTGGCATTCTTTGTTGAGGAAAACATTATCGTCTTCGTCATCATGGCCGTGAGTGAGTTTATTTAGGTCGCCATCCCAACCGAATGCCTTGGCGAGACGCTTGACTGTTCCGGCAACAGCATCTCGGGTAATGTAGCCTTTCCAGACAATTTCCCGTCCTTTTTGTGGCCCATCGGTAATCAACAACGGAATACGGATGAATGGAGTTTTCTTTTTGCCTGATTCACCGAACCAGCCATTTCCCGGCATCTTCACTTTCGCCATGAAGGTTCCGGCCTCAGTTACATATCTATTTTCTTCGCTCATATTATGCCTTTACCATTTTTTGTTCGCCTTGCTTCACGACGAGTTGTTCGCCAAGAAGATCGGTCAGTTTTTGTTTTGCTTCTTTTGCTTTGATTTGCAGGGACTTTGCCAACAACGATTCAAGTTGTGGCGCGGATACCTTGCAACATTTTGTAAACTCCTGCGGAGTCATAACTTCTTTCAGCCGCTCGTATGCCGAATCAGGATTCGGAATTGAACGGGATGAATTACCATTTTCGAGCTTATATCCGTTGATCGGAATTCCAGCCAACAGACGGGATTTAGCCTCGGCTTTCAGAGCCTCAATAATATCCTCAACAACTTCGGCTCGTTCAAGGTATTTGCCAAGCTCGTCGTTGGTGAGTGCCTTCACATTGTCGCTGGCAATTTGCATGACTTGAGCGGTCAATCCTCGCGCCTCTGGACAGACCGATTTTGCCGCGCAATACTTACAAGCAGTCGGACTCGGAATCCTTGGCGCGTCCGGCTGATATGCCTTGGCGACAATCTCGGCGATTTGTTGATCCGCCTGACGCAAGTCCTCATCGTTGTATTCTGTGATCGTTGTTTCACCAGCCAGAGGCTGGACGATGCTGACAAATATACGATTGAGTTGCGGATATGCCTTCTTTACCAGCACCGCATAGGCGCGGAGTTGAAGGTTGTCTGACGCCGAGCTTTGGGCAATTCGACCCGTTTTGTAATCGGTAACGATAGCCGTATTCCTTGTGACAGACTCGTAGAAGTCGATGCGGTCAATTTGTCCGCTCCAATCTTCGCCATACCAGAGCCTCGTTTCGCGCAGAGTTTTGTCCGGCTTTCCGAGTCCGATAATTTCAATGGCTTCCTCGTATTTGCTGACGATGAGTTCAGCAATCTCGCGTTCGGGGTCGATGAGTTTCGTTTTCCCTTCGGAAGCGATATATTCATGGACTCTGTTGCCGAGTTCCGCCGCCTCCCCCGAAGGTTGCTTCGGGAGAGTTTTTTCCAAGTTGAATTTTCCCGGACAAGCGGCGAGTGCCGTCATTCCGCTTCCGGAGATTTTTCCGTTGCGCTCGTCGCTCACTTCTTTTCCTCCATGAATTTTTCAATCAGATTGAATTTTTCAACGAGGCGCGAAATGATTTTGTCGCTCAAATCCGCAATACGGGTCGCATCGGTTTTTACGCCTTTATCGACAATGAAGCTCATTATGTCGGCCTCGGTGTATTGATGCGTTTCCATCAGTTGCCACAGAGAATCACGATTAGCCGTGGAATCTCGCTCCTCGGCGGTTGGTTCATAAGTTTCCTGCACCACTTCTGCTTGAACCTCAATCGCGGGAGCAACAGGCTCCTCAAATTTCGGGCGGGAGATTTTAGGAGCGGCTGGCTTTTCAGGAGTAAAATCCTGAACCTCCTCTGGCGTATAAAGGCCAGAGACAACGCTTGGGTAGGTTGCCCTCACGCCTTCACTGATCACGCGAGCAGACAGCATTTGGCGGGGATATTTGCGCCAGTTGTCGTTGTTCGTGAGACCCGCTCGTTTGGCATCCTCAATCGTCCAGCAGATGGGAACCTCTCCGCCCTGCGGATGCGAAAACTTGGCCGATACTTTTAAGTCGGTGCGTTCGACCCATTGAACGCTTCCGCCAGCTTGCTGGAATCGGGCAAGCATCGCATCCGCTTTAAGAGCGGGTCTGCCTTTGATGATGTGATACTCCTTGGCGGCAGATGCCGGATGGCGACCTTCCGCTTGAGCGATGAACATAAGCGTTGCCGCCTGTTCAAGATTGGCGTATCCAAAGAAGTTAGCTTTGGAGATAATTTCCGCCATGCGTTCTATTTCATTTATTGGTATTGCTATTTGGCTCATTTATTTATTATTGGGTTTTTGGTTCTTGGGGTGATTATTGGGGCTGTTTTTCAGCAACCTCTTTTTTCAACTCACGATCACCAGCCGCAATCATGTAATTTATGAAGCGGCGATAGTGTTCGCGGTTTGCTTTCTTGAGGCCGAAATAAGTTGCGGCTTCGTTCAGTTCTTTTTCGCCACAGGCGAATTTCATCGTTATGGATGTATGTTTCATGGTGATTGTTTAAGCTGGCCAGATGTAAGGAAGATTGTTCGGAACATCGGGAAAGTATTTCGAGTAGTGTTCAGGCATTTTACGGACAAGGTTGCTCCGGTGAGACAGGCACAACCCATCGGTGATCCAATCGCGTGAAATGTATTCAAGCGTTATCGGAGTGCAGGAGAACTGCGCGATTTTTTCTCGGCAGGTATCCTTGAAGCCACGGCGAATCCACTCATCACAGATATTCAGTCCGTATTGAGCGAGGCCGAATGAATCTCCGCGCCACATTTTTGTAGCGGGATGGTTTTGCCAGCCGTAGTCAGGGTCATTGAGAGCCTTCAAGATTTGAAGGCATTCGACACGCTGTTTACCGAGTCGGCGGTTATCGAGAACGCGAGCGGAGTCGCGGAACGATTTGAATGGCAGGAATGTTTGCATATTTATTTATTTATTTGAGCAGGTGAACTGCGCTAAGGATTAAAATTCATTTCATCTGAAATGGAAAGTTCTTTTTTATTTTTTTTCTCGGCGAGTTCCTTGCGCTTTTTGCGCGACATGGGAATCACCAAATCGTTAGTTTCTTTGTCAATGACATAGCTCTTCCCGTTGACTTTAATGCCTCCGTAGAATCTCGCTATTGATAACTGGCTATTGATCCACTCTGCGTATGGAATCCTATCAGGATACTCCGTCATTTTTCTGATTCTCCAATTTTTCAAGTAAGCGAATCGCTACGGCAACTCTGGTTGAAATATATTGGAACGATCTGAAAAGATCGCCGAGGACATCCTTCACAGTCAGAGAACTTAAATCAATCGAATCAACGATTTCATCGAAAGATTTCGGTTTCTCCTCTGTGTTGTTTTCGTCGCTCATAATTTTCCAAGTTTCCCAAGCATGGCATCCGCGATTTCATAAGCTGAATCCGCGATTTCCTCTGCCGTAGTGTCTTCGATTATTTCTCCCGCCAGACCGACGAGGCACATACTGGCAAAAAAATCTCTCATGGACATTCCAGTATTAGATTTGATTGGAGCATTGTCCCTGTCGCCAGCGTATGGGGAGACTGGAAAGGCTGGGAAATTTATTTTCTTATTGTTATTATTGTTCATGGCTATTTATCAATGTTGTCCCTTTTTTTAGGACGGGCAGGAACATTGTTATTTTGCCGTGGACTGTCAATCTTTTTTTTCACAATGACTGTGCTGGCGTAGCGAGGCCCATCGCTGTTCTTCGCAACAGAATTCCATAGGCGCATATACACTTCTGGAGGCATGCAGTCATGAATTGTTTTCTCGGTGCCGCCCATGGTCAGTCCTCCTCCTCAAACTCTTGCCAGCGGCTTTCCCGTTCACGCCTTCTTTTCGAGTATTCCTCAAATTCATCGAGGATTTTCTGTTGTCCGGCGCGATAAGCGAATGCAATCGCAATGAAACTCGCAATCGCCAATATGATGAATGGAATTTCGCTCATTTTTTAGAGAAGTTGATGTGATAGATGTAAAACGCTAACCCGAGCGGAAGAACCACCTTAATGAACGCTTCCAGCGACCATTGTAAATATAGGAGATTATTCATGTTCTACCTCCACGAATAGCAAGCGGCCATCCAAAGCGATATTGCGGAATTTCTCGGTATTGCTCGGCGATTTATCGAAAGTTGTCTGCAATCTCCACAGAAGATCGAAGTTCTTTCGGGTCGCGTATTCTCCTCTGATCCGTTTATATTTGAAACCATCACTTTCGGCTTGTCTGTTGATCAGTTCCTCGGTGTCAAATTTGAAAGTCAGTGAGGATTCATTTTCAGGGCAAACCCACACGCTTCCCATAATCATCCGGCGTGGAGCCATCTTTTTTCGCGGTTTGCGTTTTGGGATCATAGGAGTCCTTTCAAGTTAGCTAATGCGGTTTCGGCGTTTCGGCACATGATTGTGGTTGCTTTGCAAAGTTGCTCTAAATTGCGAGCGCAACTTTCAAGTAATTCCAATCGTTTTCCTGTTTCATCATATCCGGCCAGAGCAATTTCCATTTCAATTTTCCGGCGCATACTTGGTATTGGGTTTTCGAGTATTTCGCGGAGTGCATGAACCGCTCCGGGCGAAGTGCAAGCTATCGGCCAGAGCGCAACATTCTCCAATTTAGGTTGCGTGACGCCAATATAGTTTGTGATGGCCACGATATGAGGCCCAATGCGCAGTCGCCACTCGACATGCAGATGATCTGAATTGAGAACATTCGGTTCCCCAAACATTTCAAGTAGGAGTTTGTAGTTGCTTTGGATGATTCCGGTCGTATTGAGATGTTCGGCTGGAATCGGTTCTTCGTTGTGAGTGATATACATATATTAATTTATTGCTAATTTGAGCGGTGTTCCGTTCTGGCTCCAACCTTCAACTTCTCCATGAGAGTTGAAAACAATATAACTGGATTTATACCACCAGAATTCCGTTTCAGTATGTTTTGTGACTTTGGTTGGGGTTCCCATAACTCGCCCGACATTGGCCTTTGTAGAGCCAAGCGTGACGCTGTCAGGATGAACCTCGGCAGGCATGTCGGGATTCACATAGACAAAATCGTTATTCACAGGCAACGGCTCCTCAAAAGTTGCGTTTTGAGGAACTGCGGCTTGTGGCGCAACGCGAGGCTCCTGCATATACATTTCTTTGATGTGCGGAGTTGTTTTCTTCGGGTAAGTCAATACCCTGCGCTCGGTATAAGTTTCCGTGCTGATTGATGAGCAGGAAACGAGCGATGATCCTGCCAGTAATAGAATGAAGTATTTCATAAGAAAAGAAGGGAGGGATCGGACCTCCCGTTTCTTTTGAATTTAGTTCAGGAATTGCTCGGCGAGGTTCCAGAGTTCGCGGTTCACATTCAGGTCGGTAGTCGGTGAAGTGATGCGGCGAACACCGCTACGAGCGCGACCTTGTGTGAGGTTTTCCTGAATGCGATTGAAAACGCGCCACAGGTCATTTCCGCGATCTTCATAGCGGCGGATCGAGTTCATTGCGTGAAGGCGAGTATTCCACTCACGCTGATCAGCGTAATCGGCGTCTTGTCCGGGGCGATCATAGCGAACCTTCACAGCCTCTTCCACAAACGACGCCTGCTCTGGCAGAGTGAGTTCGCGGGACTTCATGCGCTTCACGACATCGCCGAGCCTTGCCGCTCGTCCAACCATCTGCATTACGCCGTCATTGATTCGGTCGATATTCACCTTGCGATGCACGAAACGAATTTCGTCTTCGATATTACCGGAAACCATTCCGTTAGTGCAAACGAGGCGGAACATTCCAAGAAGCATTCGGTAGGAGCAACCGCCATCGTGGGAATTGATCAGAACGATTTCAGGAAACTCATCACCGACTTTCGGCATGAGAGACGAGTGTTGCATTCGGACGATATGCTTCTGAAAACCTTTCCGTTCTTCCTTATTGACTCGCTGAATCTGAACAGAACGAGTGGTGAATCCGAGGTTGGTGAGGTTATCGATAACGGAGCGAGTTGAAACGAATCCGTATTTTTCCGAGGTGCGAGACGCCGCATGAACAGCGTCGATTGCGTTGAGTTGATTGATTTGGTTAGTTAGAGTTAACATGGTATTTATTTATTTATGGTTGATGTTGATGTTCTGGGAGGAACGAGATTAGGAGACGAGAGCGTGACAGCGACCAGCGGCGGTATTATCTGGAGCGGCTTGAAGTGACCGGATCGTCTGGCGGGATTTCGCGTTCTTGGTCATTCTGAGACCCGTGAAATCAAGATAATCAACTTGATCGAATACAAGCTCAAAAGGCGAATCGCTTAAGCAAGAGGAGAACGGGGAGAATTCGTGAAGAAGAGCGATGTCAGCTTGATACACGAAACGGATTTTCCCGTCTTCACAAACAAAAGCGGCGATTGTTCCGCGATCACGATTATAACCGCGATCCGTGAGGTTGATTGACTGGCGAGCCTCGCGTTCATTATACGAGAGGTCAGGTTTTGCGGCTTCAACAGCTTCAGCGAGCGTATTGTGACGCGAGAGGATTTTGATGGTTTTATTATTCATGGATTTATTTATTTATTGATTTGGTTTTCACCGGAGTTTCCCCCGATGAGATGCATTAAAAACGAATATTCATCGAATGAAAAGGAAATAATTCAATTATTTTTTACGGCGCAAAAACTCGTTTTCCGTGAGTCCTTTTGCCAATGCCCAGCGTGTCAGATCGGCGGTATTCCGAAGATTGTTCTTCTTATGAAGTGCCGTCCGGTGCCTCTCGACTGTTTTGATTGAGATTCCCAGCTTGTCAGCGACTCCTTGATTTGTGAGTCCGCTGGCGAGAAGTCCGGCGACCTCAAATTCTCGTTTTGTGACTCGCGGCTGTTTAGGTTTAGCGAATAATTCTTGAATGAATTTTTTTAGAGATGTCTTTTTCATTTTTCTCCTACGATGAATTTCAATGCTGACTTGTAATCTGTGAACATTCGATCTCCGATGAGATAGAATCCATCTTCATCGACGGAAATCGTGACATTCATTTCTTGGTCTTTGGCGCAAACTTGAAGAGTTTGCAAATTTGCTAATTTTTCTGCGGCTGTTTCGTTCATAATGTTATTACAGGTTGTAGAGAAGTTCATCGCTGGTGATTTCACGATATGCCGTGATTAGTTCGCGGATTTCTTTTCGGAAATACGGCTCTTGGCGATACGGCCAATGGCGGCGGATTTCCCGTTTTATGCAAACCCGAATTTGAATTTCGGATGTGAGCGTTAGCCTTCTTCTGTTTGGGTGAATCATGGCAGTGATCAAATAATGAATCCTTTGCGGGTGAAGAATTTTCCGATTGGTGAATTCCAATCGTCGGAAAGAGCGCAACGAATGTGAGACTCAAAATCATTTCCTTCTTCCTCTGCGTTCTGACGCTGGCATTCGATGAAATTCCATACTTCAATTTTGCCGAGTTGAGTTTCAAACCACTTACTTTTTCCAGAATCGGATGCTTTCAAATCTTGATCATAAATTTTGTTCAAGATTTCGAGTTGGCTGAGTTTTTTATTCATTGATTTATTTATTTATTGGCGTCAGGTGATTCTGACGATTGGCATTAAACGCGAATTTCTATTTTTGAAAAGGAAAATCTTTCACTCACTTATTTAATATTGGGTATTGGGTATTGGGGAATGGGAGGGTTTGCGCTGGGATAGCGGTGGGTTAGCGGTGGGTTTCTATTCGCAGGAATATACCTCAGTTTGCAACTTTAATCGCGGAACCTTCTCGTCTGTTGTGAAGCTAATATCTTCAAATATCACTTTATTTGTTGGCTGAATCGTGAGCCTTCCGTTGTCGAGTTCGCAAAACATGAATTCTTTCGATTGCTCCGGTGCCTCGCTAAATCCATCGTTCATCGGCGCGATTGTGAACAGATAGTGTCCGCTGAAAAGTTCGCCTCCGATTTTGCACTTCAACCGCAATCCTCGCAGATAAGTATATTCCTCCGCTGACCAGTCCGTGCCGTAGCAATCCCACAACTGGGAGTTCCGAATAGGCCAAGGCTCCGGTTTCTCAATAAAAGAGAGCGCATGGGGCGGCAGAGAGCGATAAACCGCACCACACTCCAGCATCACATTACATCCCCACACTCTTCCGGGAAAACTGACAAGGCCAAACCAAACTGCCGGAACAAAACCGCACGGCTCCTCATGAGTGAAACGCGAATCAACGAAAACATACCGATGCTTAGGCAAAGAACCGATATATGATTTCATCAGATTTGCGGATCGTAGTAGTCAATTTCCCCTTTGAACCACCATTCAAGATCATCCAAAACATCATCTTTCATTTTATTTTTAGTTGTGAATGTTGCGGCACCATCCCATTTATAATTCAAATCTTCACCTGAATTGTTCGGGGTGCCATACAAAATATAAACATCGCCGCCTTTGACGGGAGTATAAGCAGTATAGGTTCTTCGCCCGATAGAGATAGTTTTCCTTTTTGCTGAAAATTCTGGTTTATTTGAGTGTTGAGCTAATAAAGATTCTACTAAAACTCCGACCTCATCCGCGTAATTTTTGTTTTGATCAATAACCTCTTTCCAATAAGAGTTCGCGTAATCAGTGATCGATTTATTGAAATAACTTTCGGCTTTTTTAATGCTGAGTCTTGGATTTAGAGATTTATGAAGCTTCTTCGCCTCCTCCTCAAATAATTTCTTCAACTCTTTTTGGCTGTCGGGAGAGTATAGGTTTTTTGCTTTTTGCCCATACATTTCCAGTTCATCAATCCAATTATTGTAATTTTTCCCTGCTTCAAGAGAATCCTTAATTGTTTGTTTTACATGTTCAATTTCAGGAAGAGACATGAATGAAAGAGCCTTCGGCCAGAAATCTTCAATGTCTGGCGTTTTATCTGCCTGTTTTGTTTTCGCTGGATCAACGAATGAGAGATTAAGATCTTCGTATTCTTTTAGGTCAGAAACAATGTCGTTATATTTTCCGGATATTTGATCAGCTAATCCTTTTTTAGAGTCTGCAACAGACTCGTCCAATGATCCCCAAGGAACAGCATATCTTATATTGTCAATAATGATGGATGTTCCGTCATGATGCACGACGATAAACGCTTTTTTTGGAGAACCATCAACCCAAACATTTACAGTAGCACCTGATGGTTTATCCCCATTAGGATAGTCGGCGTATGCATCGTCGCTATTTGGGATGTTGTCTTGCCAATCTAATTTTGGTTGTTTTGCGATTTCAGTTTTAGGAGAAGGTTCAAATGTCGTTTTCCCTGTCTGTTTGGCTTTTGCCGGATCAACGAATGAGAGATTTACTCCGTGAAAATTTTTAAGCTCTTTTGCAATATCATTCGATTTCCCAGAGTATTCCATTTCAAACGATTCTTTAGCGTTTTTTGCGGATTCAGGATCAAATGGGACTCCGTATTCTTCTCCATTATTCAATATTAAATACAACCCATTGCCATCTGCAACAAATCCTGCTTTTATTGGTTTTCCGTCAATATAAACAGTTGTTTCCGTTGATATTGGTTGGTCGCCATTTTCAAAAATTTCGTATTCATCGCCTTTGTATACTTTATTTACCCACTTCAACGATGTTTGTTGAGCGATTTCAGTTTTAGGAGCAGGTTTTTCCTGCGCTTTTTGTTTCTGCTCACGAATCGACTGCGCAACCATTTCTTTGATGTCTGACGGAACTTCCATCTTCGGTGCCATTTTTTCAGCCAGCAATAGCCTTGCATAGCGAATTATGTCTTTATTCACACCAACCGCTTCCAACTCGTCTTTCCGCGCTGGCATTTGCGCTCTCAGCCATTTGAACAATTCCTCATTGATGTCTTTTCCGGAGCCTTTCTGCGCTTTTACCCAAATGTCATTATAGACATTCTCCTGATTGCCTTTTAGCCTTCCGATAGCCGATTCCAAACCAGAAACAAGTTCTTCGCTGGATGCGCTAACAGCGTTCTCTCGGCTCTTGTCCATCGCGGGATCACCAATGTCCAGCAAAGCAGGGGCGGCGATACGCTTTGCGGCTGAACTGGCCAGCGGAACCAACTCGCGGGGAGTCATTGCGTGATACTTGAAATCCAGCATGTCTTGAAGCCACTTATAGCCTCCTTCGCGCTGGTATTTTTTGATCTTGTTGAATACAGTCGCGGTGTTGTGCTGGAGATCATAGGCATTATCCATAGCCTTCACCATGTCTCCGGTTGTTTCAGCGTTGACTATCATTCGAAGCCCTTCGGCGATATTTCCCCACGGCTGACCGCCATAGGATGTCGCCCATCTTCCCTTGCGGAAAATATTCTCCGCGATTTCTGAAAAGTCTTGAAGACTTGTTCCCGTTTCTTCCAACGCTTTTCTGACCGCTTTGTTTGAAATCTGATATTCTTGCGGGCTTCCTTTCGTAATCCGTGCGCGTTTGCCTTCAGGGTATATGCCTTGAAGATTCTTTTCAATAAGCGGAGTCATCCGAACATCTTTTAAGCGCGAATATGACTCCAGATATTCACGATACGCTTTCATGAACGGATTGTTCATCAATTCCTCTGGCTGGCTACGCTCCAAAGCATGACGCAATTCGGCAGAGATTGAGAACAGCAATGAATCTGACATGTGGCGTTTCATTTGCTCGGTCAACTTGCCAACCGCTTCTTCCAGATTTTCTCCGTATTCTCCGTAACGCAATCCGGCTCTCGTTGGCGGCATACCGCCTTTGATTTTCTCCCAATTTTGACCGAAGTATCCGGCTTTGTCTCCTGTTGTTGTTAGGAGGTAGAAGTCTGCCATGATTTTGCGCGGATCGCGTGGCAGGCTGTAAGGAACATAAGGGAGATATTGCGGCTGGCCTTTGCTCACCGTCGCGGCCATTTCTGGAGTAATATCAACTTTCCAGTAATCAAAATCTTGTTGTTGAGGCTCTGTAAAATACTCTCCGCGATTTTGATTATTCAATTCTATATGGAATGATCCATCCTGATAATTCTCATTGAACCAATTTCTCGCTTCTTCTGCTGTTTGAAATTCTTTCTGCAATCCGTAATATTCTCCATTTTCATCAAAAATTTGGAACCCTGACTGATCGGCAACGATAGTGAAATTCTTATCAGTATCGATGTGATGTAAACGAACTTCTCCAATCAAAGGATTATCTCCGCTTGGGAAACCTTCAGCACCGCCAAAAATGTCAAAATCTATATCAGTAAATTCATTTAATTCTGGCGCGACATCAGAAGGTTGCGCTTCGATTTTATTTTTCTCAACCTTGCCGCCCATCTTACCAACATACTTGCCGATTTCTTTCGGAAGCATGTTGTCGTAGAATCCTTTCATCCCTTCGCCGCCGACTTTTAAATCAACTCCAGATATTGTTGATGATTCTCCTGCGCTCAAATTTTCAAGATCAGCTTTTTTGGCAATTTCTTTTCCAACATAGTTTTCAATTTGAGAAGCTGGAATGCCATATCCCAAATTAGAAAAAGAACTGATTCCTATTTGTTTCGCGTATAAGTTGAATGAATTTTCATTAACTTTTTCTATTTGAATTGCATCAACCTGTTTACTCAAATCATATCGATCTGCTTGCGTTGCTCCGTCTGTCCAGCCGATCCATTCTTTTCCGCCAGCAACAGCATCACGCAAAGCACGCTTGAACATTTGGAGCGGCCAATCTTTCCGGAATGGCGCATCAGGAATTGGCGTTTTCCCTTGTCTGTTCAGAGTCAAGCCACGCTCAACTGTTTCCCTTCCTATTCTTGCGGCATCATTTTCATTTTTGGCGGCAAAACTCGGTGGTTGCGCAACAAGAACGCCATCATAATAAACATTGTATGCCGTGTATCCCCCTGCTGGAGCTTTCTCAACTTTTAATTTAGTTGGATCAAATTTTGGAATATCTGAATCGTATCCGTATTTCCTTCCCTGCTGATGCCTATCAGATTGAATTTCCTCAATGAACAATCCTTCTTTTCCTTCGGCGTCTTTCCGTTCATTCAAACGAATGTGAGCGACATAGTTTGGGATGTTTGAATAGTGAGAAGAGGTGTAATCATTTTCTGCTGGATTTAAATCTCTCCATTCTTTTTTGAAATCATTCCGTTCTTTTTCTGTCAAAACTTTTGCGCGTTTTGACCCAACACGGCCTTTTAACCAAGCATCAAAATCATTCCACTTCCCCCTATTCCCTTCAGGCATTGTCAAAACAATCTCACGATAATTTTCACCTCCGGGAAGTTGATATTTTGCATATTTAGATGCCTGCATATTCTGAGTTCGCAATAATTCCTGCTTTAGTTCTTCTGGAAATTCATCCCACTCCAAACTTTCATCATCTTTGTCAAACGCGACAACTTCCTCTGGCGTTATTTCTAAAGTAATTCCGTATTTTTTAGCAATTTCCTCTGAGCGATTAAGTTCTGCTAAATTGGTTTCTTCAAACTTCACTTGCCCCTCATTTGCCATGTAATCCAGCAATGCTTGTTTAGGAACTTTGCCGTTGTTTTCCTCGGCAATAGAATCAATGGCATTTTCAATTCCAGACCATTTCAATTCCTCTGCGTTTGTGGATTTCCGTGCAAGAGCCTTTGCCTGATCTGGTGAATATGTGGCTTGCTGACTTTCTTGAATTCCGCGCTGTAAACGAGAATAAAATGGGTCTTCTGCTGGCAAGTAAGAGATTCCGGAATCAGCTATCGCGTTCTTTTGAATTATTTCTGGATTCAAAACCACAAGACTTGGTTCTTTTGAGATTCCGTCAAACAATTCAACGCTGTCGAATCCTTGTTTCCGTAATCTGCGAACAACTTCTGATGATTCTTCAAAAATTGCATCTGGCCCTTGAATTAAATACTGATCAACAGGTGTTCCTTTTTTGTAAATTCCGAGTTCATTCGCAACAATTTCAACATCAATATCTGATGCGATATTTTTCGGATTTATTTGAAATTCAGAAACTGGAAGCCCGAAATTCTCACCGAATTGATTTGCCGCTTCTCTGTCAGGCGTGAAAAACGATCCTGCGTATTGCTCTGTTCCCGGTTGTCGTGCGCTATAATATGTATTCTGCTTTTGAACTGGCGGAATAAATTCGGCGCGAACCCGTGGCACCTGTTGGCCCTGTTGGCCCTGTTGCTGTTCCAGTTGGCCCTGTTGAGCCTGTTCAACCATGTCTTGCTCGGCGTCAAGTTTTGCGATTTCCGCTTCTGTTTCAGCATCAATATCGCGGGGAATTTCAGATGGTTCTAAACTCGGTTCAATTCCGGGTTCCAGCATGGAAACAACCTGAATCTGCGGCTCTCCAGTTTCGCCCTGTGACACATATAATGATTCAAACGGGAGCAAGTCATCACTCGCTCGCAATTCGGACTCCAGTTGCTCCACATTTCCGCTGGCAATGGCATTTCTGATGCGGGTAGCAGTCACGCTACCATCCAAATTCATCATCATTTCGTCTGGACTCTGCGGACGAGCAAGCGGATTATTCGCTGGCAGATAGTTTTCCAGAAGCTTGCCGTAGTTCATCGGCAATTTCTGTGCGCTGATTTCGCTGAAATTGTTGATCCGATCCAATCGGCGCGAACGAACGATAACATCAACAGGGTCTTTGCCTTTTTCGCGTGGTAATGTTGTTCGGTCAGGATTTGCGGCTTTCGTTTCAGCATTATAGACATTGAATAGATCGTTCACCTTATATTTCATCCGAAGCGCGATATAAGGATCAGGGTGAAGTCCAACTTCTCCTTTTTCTCCTCTTGCGTGATTGTCCAATACTTTGATAACGGAATCCCAAAATTTCCCTGTATCTCCACCCCAAAGACTCAAGTTTAGCGGTTTCTTTGCCGCCCAAGCATTCATTTTATCATACATGCGGCTGACCGACATCGTAGTAACTGTGAAGTTGCCGTCTTTCGTAATCTTGAAGCCAATGGGAACCTCGTCGCGTAGTCTTGGGGCGATTGCCTTATATTTTCCATTCAGCAATGCGGCTTGATATTCCATCATGACGCGAGTTCCATCACCACGGCGCAAAATCTCATTAAAGAAAACGATCATGCGCTTCAAATTCGGAGAAAGAACCGTATTCGGAATCTTCAATAATGCCTCAACTTGGCTTGGCGACATTGCGCCTCGGTAATCGCCTTTGCCGACATCAATCATGCGGAACGGAGAATCATCCTTCGGAGCGGATTCAATCGCGTTGACGAGCATTTGTGTGCGATCAATCGCCCTGCGCTTCATCTCTCGGTTCTGGATAATTATCGGAGAACCATCCGGCTTCCTCGCAATGCGGGTATCTACCTCAAATTTCGTTCCGTTCGGCATCGCTTGAACATTGATTTCCGGCGCGAGTTGCATCGGAGTTCCGTCCTCATCGACTAATTGCCCGTTCTCAACACGATAAATTCCTGTGAACGAGTCAAGATTCGCGCCTTCTGGAACAACGATTTCAGTTTGCGATCCGTCCGGTTGCGTTGCGCGAACGATTTGCTCTTTTTCAAAGAAATCAGCATTTTTGTATTTCTCTTGTAATGCACGATTCCCGAGAATTTTGACTAATGGAATATCTGGCTCCTCGGCCTCGCGTTTTGCGTTGTATGTCAACGCGCCATTCATATCACGCAAGCCACGCTGATACTGGCGAATCGTGGCGACAACTTCTGGCGTGATCTTCGCGTCAAATAGCGTTGTGTAGCCTCCGGTGTTATCTACAACAACGCCGACTTTCCGCAGTCCTTCTTTCATTTTCTTGAGGAATCCATCGCGGGTAGTGACTTCAAGCCAATCAACGAAATTCCTGCCAACATCGTCCAATGCCGCTCGGCTTCCGCCTTCATATTCGCCGCCAGCGGTTGCTACTTCTGCGAGGATTTCACGCTTGATATAGTCGCGTTGTTTCTGAATATCTCCTCCGAACTGCGCGAAGAATCCAGCACCGCCATCGGCAGGAGAAAACTTCTGAGCATATTGCATCGCGTATTCATCTAGCTTCTGATCATTGTAAGCTCCTTCGCTAACTACGGTGAATGTTCCGTCATCATTCTGAACTTTCTGATCGAACAGATATTTCCTAACCGGAGAGAGTAAATCTTGAACCTCTTTGAAGTTTTCAAGAGCGTGTTGAACTTCGTGCTGGATTGTGTGCCGAACATTGAATCCGCGTTCGGTTAGGTGTTTCACCAAATCTGTATTGATAACAGCGGTTGCGCCTTTCTGATTTTGCATCCGCAAATGCGGCGGGACATATTCGGGGTCGTTGGCATCGGTGATTGGCTCACTCAACGCAAAACCTCGCGTATTTTGGGCGTTATCGACTCTCTGCGCAAATGCCGCCAAAGTCTCGTTGGCTTCGCGTAGGGTGTTTTGCTCTTCTGGTGTTAACGCTCTTCCCGTGAGAATTGCTTTGTTCTTTTCAGCGTCAACAAGCGTCTGCCCGTAAAGATTCCGGTAAAATTGTTCAGCATTCGCAGGATCAAGGAAAACAAGATTCATTCCGCGCAATCCTGCGGCAGTTCCGACCGCTTGCGCTTGATCCAAAGCATCCAGCGTAGTCAACTGAATCAATCGGTCATATTCGCGTTGAGTTTCCGGCGTGGCTTTATCCAATGCGGCTTTTTGCTTGTTGTAGCCGTCAATCTGTATTTGCAGAAAATCTGAAGTTTCTTTGTCGATTGTTCTGCTTTGAACATCGGTTGCTTCCGCGATGGCCTGATCGAGTGCCGCTTTGCGTTTATCAATGCTTGCGAGGTCTTGCATTTGCTGACGCAAGTCTGGCGATGCGGTTGCCATGAATCGTTTAATGTCGGCGTCTTGATCTCTGCGAAGTTGAGTTGGATCAGGGGTGACGAGATTTGTTACTTTCTGCGCCATTGTCGTTCTCGGATCAACCATTCCAAGAACGCGAGATTCCGCCCTGCTTCCAGAATATGCGCCAATACCAAATCCGGTGCCGAACTGCTGTCCAGCCTGTTCGGCTGTTTCAGCATCCGGCAAACCCATCAAAACATTCAATGCGCCTGCATTGACTCCGGGCTGAATCATTGCGTTAGACTGACGAACAGCCCAATCAGCTAATTTCGCCCTGCCAACTCCGCCTTTGCCTTCTGGCCCGAATAGTTTTTGCGTTGTTGCGGTCGAGCGGACATCCCTGCCTGCTCTTTCAAACATTCCCCTGCGCCCTGCCGCTCCGCCAACATCAACTTGGCGGGTAATGTCGGTAATGACATCTGCGACTGTTTTTGTCGGCTTGACAACTGTCATCACAGGCAACATTGCCGTGTTTACGGCACCTTTTAGAAAAGTATCGGGATCATTGACGGCATATTCACCAATATCGCGCGCCTTTTTCTGAATGTATTCTCCTGCGCCAATCACTTTCCCAGCCGTCCAGCCAGTAGCTCTTGAGCCGAGATTCAGACCTTTCAATGCCAATTCTCCGCCTTTTTGCGTTGCGGCAACAATCGGCTTTGAAACTGCTTTGGTCAGCGTGTTCGCTCCGGGAAGAGCGGTTGGCATACTGACATCACCAAAATTAACAACCTTGGCAAACTCATCCAACTCCTCTTTGGTCATTCCGCTTTCTTTGACCAGTCTTTCGTATTCTTTAACCGCTTCTTCTTGCGCTTTAGGGTCTCCGCCCTCCATATCAACCATCGTTTTCACGATGCCACGAATCAAAGGACTTTCAGCCGTCAACCGAGCAAGCGTGTCTGGCGTTTCAGCTCTTGCCGCTTGCGCGAATTTACGCATAGTTTCCCGCGTCATATAACGGCGGAATCGTTCTTCTTTCGGCATTCCTTGGAGCTTATCGGTAATAGATGAACCGAGAGTTGCGAGGCGAGTTCCAGCCTCCATGGCTTCATCTAATCCCTGCGCTCCGCCAGAAGCTAATGCTTTATATGTCAGGTCACGATCACGGAGGATTTTTGCCCGTTGTTCGGGAGTATACATCGCAAAGCCAAGGAACATTTCGTTCAATGGCAATAATACGCCTTTATACCCGAGTTGCGCTCCGCCAACAGCAATATCAGCAAACGCTTCTGGAGCTTTTTCTAATGCTCCACCAATGAAATCTCCTGCCTTTTGCGTTAGCGGTTTTTCATCCTCGTAATCAAAAAGAATGCGCTCTTGCTCATCGGAAACAGGCTGACCAGATTCCTTTAATTGAGAAATCTTCCACGGGTCTTTGATGTTGATTGGATCATCTGGATCATCCTCTCGCGGAGGAGCCCATTCATTTTGGACAATATCTGTCTCTGGCGGCTTCCAAGTTGGTGTTTCAGTTTCAGAAATTGGTTTTCCAATCTCATCTTCTTTCGGAGGTGTCCAAGCGGCCATTTATTTAGATTTTTCAGGTTTTTGCAAACGCTTCATTACGCCATCGACATCGGCATAATAAAAAGATCCGGGACGCAATTTATCATGTTCTTCTTTATTAGTAATTATTGGTATTCCTTCCGCTCCTGCAACAACTTTTTGTTTTTCAACAGTAAGATCTTGTTTCGCGTCCATTGCCGTTTTTTTAATTCTTTGCAAAGTCGGCAAAATATAATCTGAATCTAAATTATCAGCATCAAGAGAACCGATGACATCCATCAAAAGTTGCATGTCTTTGTCAGTTGTTGACCCCCCCAATGCTGATCCCGTTGCTTTCTTCATATCCATGATCGTTTTGAAAGCGGTATTTGCTTGGAGCGTGCGAATGAATGGGCGCACTCTTGAGGCGTCGGTTGTAATTGGCAAATTTTTAATCCAAGCTGAAGCTCTTCCAAATTCAGGCAACCTACCTTCACTTGCGATTTGTTCAATTTGATTTGCCGCATCAATCATTGCGTCTAATTGCGCTTCTGCGGTTTTGAGCATCGGAAGTTTTTGCTCTGGCTTCATCACAGGCTCAAATGTTTTTGTGATTTTCCCGTCTGTATCTTTGATTTCTTTCAGAACTGTTCCTTCCGGCGGTTGCTCCGGTGTTTTCTCATCAAATTCCACATAATACATCCGCTGTTTTGTAGTCGGGTCTTCTACTGGTGTCACCTTTGCGGCATAACCATATTTCATCATCTGACGCTTGGCATAATTCGCGTCAGCAATGCTCTCAAAAGGCTCTCCAGCGTAGTATTGTTCAACCTCATACTGACTTGGTTTCCTGCGCTCGGTTTGCGCTTCTGGCGGCTTTGTATCGAGAAGTTCTGCTGGCGCAGGAGATAGCCTTTTTTCTTCCGGAGTTCTTGTATCGGCCAGAGGTTTCGGGGCTGGTTTGGCTTCCGCTCCGCTGACTGGCATCAAATCTAAAGTCTGGCCTCCGAAAACAACCTGACCTTCGCTTGCTGGATATATCAGATCAGAAGTTTTTGGAGTTCTGATATCCGCCAAACTATATCCGCCAGTTTCAGCCGGAATAGTGGAAATATCGCTCAAGCTCGAAAAGATTTTAGGTTGTTCTGCGCTGGCAGTTGAAGGAATCGGGGAAGTCAAATTTAAAGAAGATTGATCCCTGCGGGGAGTCGGCTCTTCCTCTGGAAGATCAGGATTTTGCGCCTCAAACATATCTCCTTTCATCCAATGCCCTCTTTCCCTTTTAGGCGTTGGAACAGTATTATCTAAACGATTTTTAACCTCTTCAAGTTTACTTTCTTGAAGTTGAGTTTTCAAACTCTGATAATACTCGTCGTATGGAGTTTTTGCGGATGCCCGAATATTGGCAATGTCTTTTTCGTGCTGGCGTTCCTCTTCCAATTTTGTAGTAGCTAATTTTTCAGCGCGAGCATCTTTGAATGCACCTGTTACGCTTCCTATTGCTGACAACGCTCCTTTTGAAATGTCCTCAACCATTTGTTGCCTGCCTTTGAGAAAACCTTCCATCACGACCTCTGGTCGCTGTTCAAGGAATTTCATCGGCTCGTCCGCTCTAAACTGCAAAGCTGATCCGAACTGAATCGGATTCAGGTTTGCTAAAGCGGCTTGAGGTTTTGGTGTGAATGTGAAGCCAGCGTTTGCCATAAATTAAGTTCCTCCGAAAACTAATCCCTCGGTTTTTGGTATATTGAATCTATTCTGTTGTTGATTTGTTCCGCCGCTATCTTGATTGATTTTTTGAGCGATCAATGCGGCGGGCATCGCGGAAGCAGTTTCTGTCGGCATAGGGCCACCAGCGTTTCCGGGAACAGTTTTTGTCGGCTTGCCTGCATTATATCCGCTCGGTGTATATCCAGCTTGGATAGCCGTTGCGTTTTGTTGCGTTGGCGTTGCAAGCGTTTGTGATAACTGTTCGCCAATTTGCGCCTGATTATCAAGCGCAAGACCTCTTATTCTTGCAGATTCAGCTCCAATAGCGCGATCTTTTGTCTCTTTCTCTCTTCGCAGCCTAGCTTCTTCATCCTTTTTTTTCTGTGCGGCCATAGCATCATCAAATGCTTTTGCATTTTGATTATATGTCGATTGAGAACTATTTTGCGAATTATTATTCTTATTATCTTTATCTTTCTTCTTATCTCCACCAGTGAAAAAATTCCCGATAGCTCTTAAAGCTCGCCCAACGAAAAATTCAGGGTAACCAGTTTCTGGATTAATTTTATTTGCTTCATTCCCAACAGTAAATTCATCAAGATCTACTTCGTATGCCGCAAAAATTTCCTCGATAGCAGTTTTTACTTCTGGAATTTCTGCGAGTTGCATGGGAATGACAATTTCCCCAACTGTCAAATGCCCGACAACATTATCCGTTGATCTTCCAGCATCTTCAATTTCTTCAAGTATATCAGCCATATTATGTTCCTCCGAAAGTTAGTCCGCTTGTGTTTGGCATGTTGAATTGATTTTGCGTTTTTGTCGTTCCGCCAGCCTGCGCATTTGCCGCAGTTGTCATTGCTGGATTTATCGCGTTGATACTACCAGCAAGATTTGATGGAGTTTGAGGAAGAGCGCCAGAAGCAACTCCGAGTTGTTCCATAGCGGACGCTTTCGCATTACCCATATCGTAACCGCCAGTCATGTTCTCCGCGCCAGTAGTCATTGCCTTCTGATAATCTCCGAGAGCAGATTGATCAGAAAGATTCTGCATCGTATTCATGCCTTCAAGTTTTTGCGCGACATCTTGCGCGTTTTGTTGAGCGGCTGATTGCGCGGTTGCAGATTGCGTTTGAATTGCGGCCTGTTTTGCCGCTTCTTCTGCCGCTAATCGCTGTTTTTCGGCCTGCTCCATCTGATAACGAAGCATCTCCTGCTGTTGCGACATTTGTTGTTGAGCAAGTTTCATTTGCATATCCAACATAGCGGCTTCGTGCGCTTGCTGAGCCTTTATTTGACTTTTGCTTGGTCCTTGTTGTCCTCCGCCTCCCATATTTTTGTTCTTTCTTGTTTATTTTCCGAATGTCAAACCAGCAACATTCGGAAGTTTGAATTGATTTGTAGATGCTGGTGTGATTGCTGAAAATGTAGATGGAACCGGAGTTCTCATCAAAGAATTATTCAGATTTTGTTTAGAATTTTGCATCGCAGTATTGATATTTTGTTGTTGGCGTGCGTTTGCCGCTTGCAAATTTGCGGCTTGCTGTGAAGCCAACGCCTGATCTGTCATTTGTTTTTGCAAAATCAAATCTCCAGACATTTGTCCAGCAGGATTATTTGCGACCATTTTTTGAATAGAAGAATAATCTCTCGGCTGGTAAGACCCTCCGCCGCTTTTTTTGTCTAACCCAAGCCACCCTCTTGCGGCACCGCCATAATTTTTATCTAATGTTCCCCATTTTTCACCTTTCCCCGGAAGAACATTGAGCGGGTCCATTATATTTAATGGATCAATAACTTTCATTACTGTTTTCCCAAATTTAGTTTTACCGATTCCGAAAGGATCAACAATTTTTGTTGTTACCCTTCCGAATGTTTTTCCAAATTGACTTCCGCCCATAATTATAGTCCTATTTTATTTCTTGCTTCGATACACAACGCCGATCCCGGAGTAAATTTCCTACACGCATCCGGCCTGCAATTATAAACAGAACACTTCACAGAAACCCCAACTTGGCCTTCCAAAGCAACGCATCTGTTGTTTTCTGTTTTCATTAGCGGGTAGTCTGCGCGAATCCAGTTGCGCGGAATTCCGGTTGCGTCTGAGCGGTCTCGCTTGAGGACTGGCCAACTCCATTTGAATGAGCAACAGGCTCCGCAGGCTTCACAGTCATACATATTGATTTATTTTTCTTCCAATCTACCGGACGGAACCCAAGATCATCAATCACGATGTCCTCGTAAGGCGCAAGATGACTGATATTGCTGATTTTGGCTTTCAGTTTTGGGCAGTCAACATATTGCCCTTGGTGGCGATCAACGCAATTCAAACAGACGGGATAAAAATCAGCGTTCAGACTTTTATCAGGATTGTTACCCCATTTCCCGTCAGTTTTGATATAACGAGTTTGGTCAGGCTCAACACCTGAAAGCTCCAAGTAATTGTAAATATCCTCATCAGTCCAGTCTCGGAGGGGATACAAGCTCACAGGCGACCCGTCTGCGTAGCGAATGTGAGATTTCACGGCAACTTGACCTTTGATGAGGTCTGTGTCCGTGTCTTTCGTTCCAATCCAAACTGCGCCCCATGGCCAGTTGAAGGTTCCCGTAGGGCGAAACAAAAAATCATTCAAACCGCAAAGGAAATCTTCGCCTTCTTTCGGGCGTTCTGTCCCAAGACTCATCACCATGCATTTCTGCCCCCATTGAAAGTATTTCAACAGGTCAAAACGAACCTCTCCAGTATTGACATCAGGCCCATCAGCCAAAGCAACACGCAAAGGAGGGTAATCGTGAACTTCTAGTTTCCAGTCTTTAATCAATTTATCGCTATAAGCGTAACGCTCACGGAATTTAGGTTCACGAAACTGAACAACAGGAATGTCCAGCCCTGCGCGGAATTTGATAAGATGCAACAACGCTGTTGAATCCTTGCCGCCTGACCAAAACACGACCGAACGAGGCCAATTTTGATTCCACAATTTTATGTATTCTACTGTCTTATTTATTAGGTTTTCCATATTAAATCATTGCCGCCGCAATCAAGCCAACCGCGCCAATTCCGGCTCCTGCCAGCGCGCCAGTCATCGCTTGATTCCCTTGTGCCGCCCCAGCCCTCATTTGATTCTCAGCGTTCGCTTGGCCAACCAAATCATTGATTAATTTTTCTTGATATTGCCTCAAATTTGCTTGTTCTGCTTGGTTGGCTGAAAGCGTTTCGCCCATCATTTTATTGACGAAATCTGAGTATCCTTGACCCATCCCAAAAATATTCTGAAATTGTCCAGCCTGCCAAGCGTTCATTTGGCCAATATTCTGCGCCCTGTTGGCTTCCTGCGCTGAAATAGCCTGACCCGGATCAATCCCGCCGATTGGAGCGGGAGTTGCTTGAAGATAACCTTGACGAGCTTGGATATTGTCAAGCATCAATTTTCTTCCGGCCTCGGTGGTCGCATCAAATATCGCGGATCGGCCAATAGTGCTGTTCGGATCAATGCCGCTACCGGATATAGTGGAAATTCCGCGTTCTTTCGCATAACGATCCATGAAAGATTTCATGAAGTCAGGCGAAGTTGCTTCCTCGACCTGTTGCCCAATATTCAAACGCATTCTTGCCGCCGCAGGATTAGTGAACGATTCAATATTGCGTTCACGGAGAAGATTGCCAACGCCAAATTCTGCAGTCTGTTTGGAAAGTTCGGTTGGATTGTATTCCATCCGAATTGGAGTTGTCGCAGAGGCAAGTTCAAGATTTTTGCGGTGCAAATCCATTGCGTCCCCGCCAAGTTTGCTTGTTGCCTTTAAAATATCGTAGGTTCCTTGCGGGTTTGGCGGAGGTAACATTGCCGCCGTATTATATTGAACTGGTGCTGGTGCGCTTCCTCCCATAATTTTTCTCCTATAAAGTATAAAGCTCTCGGTGCATTCTTTGCAAGCCAAGTTTCTGCATTATTCCATTTGTGAATGTGATTCTTTCTGATTCTAGCGGAACCCCAATGAATCCTGCGGAGCCGGAAACTTGGGCAAAAACTTTCAAATCGTGCATACATTGCATAACATCTCTTGGCGTGGTGTGCTTTGGATGAAATGCTGGGTAGATAACGGGAATGAAAACATGATCGGAATATCCGAAAAGTTGCCCGTCTTTGTAATGCCCGATGACATTGATTTGTGGATGATCTACTATTTTATGATCAAATTCCTCTGCAAAATCAACGAGTTCAAGAAACTCTCCGCTGTCTTTAGGTATCGTTTTGTATTCTATTGATTTAGTCATATTTATTATCCTGCTGATCCTACTCTTACTGGGGTTCTGTTGAATTGATTCGGAACATAATTTTTATATCTGCTGGCTTGTTCTTGTATCGCATCAAACCTCTGAACATTATTGCCACACACCACACACGGAAGACAAGAATTTTCTTTCGCATTGATAAAATTTATTGATGAATAAAGCGGAATGATATTGTCATCGCTGAAAGGCGAAACGAATTTATACGGGAAATTCGTAACTGGATCAGATGATGTTTTAATAGATGGCATAATCAACAGTTGTTTTCAACAGCGAATTGTTGAGCGGCTGAGTTTGCGGCTTGCAATGCTAAAATTTCGGCTTCTGCCAAGGCGTGAGTGTAACTGATATACGACAAATAAGAGGCTTCTGCTGTTGCCGAGATAGACTGCAAACCGCAATCAATATAAACAGTTTTGAATGCGTTGGCATACCAACTTTTTTGCTCTCCGTTTCCTTTAGCGTATTCGCTCGGAAGGCTTTCTATTGTGAAATTTCTTCCCCCATCACCGACAACGCAATGTTTCGTTTCGTTTCTTTGCGGAACCCCAATAGCTTTAGTCGGATATGGATCAATATAAACGCGAACAATTTCAATTCCCATCTGACCGCACCATTCAATCAAAATTGAAAACGCTTTATCTATGTCAATCGTTAAATCGCTCTCACAAGTTTCGTAGTCAATTGTTCGTTGCGCTGATTCTGTAATAAATCTGCGATATTGAGTTTTCAAATACCCCAAATCTTCAATTTTTTCAGAATACGGAGTATTTATCCATTGGAAATCATCAGTTACGGCAAGAACTTTTTGGCTCAAGATTTGTTTATATTGGCCTTTGCTTCCTCTGAATGCTATTGAAACATCCACTTCCCCGCCGATTTCTTTCGCTTCAACCTCAGAATAGATAAATTGTTTGTAATCCATTCCGTCACCAAGCATGGCGGTTTCCATGGAGCAATAAATTCTATTTCGAGCCTCAACTAAACTTCCGTCAGCCTGAATATCAAAATATGAATCGTAGCGTTGAGGAACAAAAGATTCCCAAAGATGATTGTATGAACCATCAGATGTTGCGGAGTAATCAACGCTGAAATGAAAACATCGCTGTTGGCCGTCAATAATACCACTAATCCATTCAACAGGACGAGTGCCAGACCAGACGCCACACCAAGCAGGAATTCTTTGAGATGACCACTCGGATGCCGCCGCATAATCCAAAACCATCGTCTGGCTATTCAATTTTTCGAGATAAGGAATGCTGACAAGAATATAGTTCTCAAAAGATGTCGCGCAGATTCTTGTGATGTCGGAAGCCATGTATTGCTTGCTCCGCGCCATTTCTACATCCTTAAATAGAACCTGCGAAGAAAGGTATGATGCCGCCGCGACGTCCGCCGCAACAAGTCCGCCCTGTGAATACCACCACATTTGACCAGCTTGAAAAGCTATGCTTTTCCCAGCAACGCAACCAACAGTCGGATAAAGCGTGTTTTGAAAATTAGCCGTAGAAGTCCATTGACTCCTATCAAGAATACCGCTGGCAAGCGAGAATGTTGAGCGATCAGTGAAAACAATCAATCTGGTTGAAGTGTCCTGACCAACATAATTCACCATTCCGGTGATTGGCCGACTGAATGCAAAGTCCCCTCGCCCAGTTCCTGATTTCCTCTCTTCCCATGACAAAGGATCGCCCAAATCTGAAGCCAGAACGATATTTTTATCTGCTACCCAAAGTCTGTTTCCAGAAAATGCCATCCAATATCCAGTCGGGATTTTATCAGATTGCGCACCGACCTTATCAGAGCCATCCCAATAAGCGGGAGAAGAAATCCCGTCTTGAATGAAAATTACACGATGAGAAGGAGTTACGATTTCGTTTTTACCGGTCGAGATATTCGCCGATTGCGTTCCTGTCGTGAAAACAAACTGATCTACATTCGGATCAAGTTTTATGTTCGTGAGTTTGTATTCAGCCCAATTTTTAGGCTGTGTTAGCGGGAAAGGAGCGTAATAAACAGAACCATCAACCGCAAAAACAACATAATTCAATTCTTGGGCAATTACGCCTTCACCATTCACATCAAATATAGTGGATGCAGAAAAAGTCGTTTCTCCGTCGATCGTTTGCGTTGAATGCGAAGTTTTCTGTTTATTGGCTGAGAAGAAAACTCCTCCTTGAAAATTTCCCGGAGGCAAAGAAAGGCGCATCGCATTTCCCGGACGAGTTTGAACAATTCCGCCGCGAACTTGAACATTGACGCCCCATTTGAATTGATTTTCCGGCAATGCCCAAGGATTCCTAATAGAATTTACGCCAGCAAACCATCCGCTTGTCGCTTTGACGAGTCTGCCAGAAGTGATTTGAGGCGATTTCATCAGCTAATAACCCAATCCGTTCCGTCTCCGTAAGTGACATTGTTAATTTGCGGAGGAACCATTGCGTGACCATCAATGTATTCTTGTTGGTTCCGGAGATAATTGAAAGCAATACCCCAATATCGCGCCGATTGGTCTGCAAAATCTTTGTCTTCCATATCAACAGCATGAATTGCCGCGATGATTGCCCGTTCATGCTCAATAGGAATGTAGTCGTATTTTGAAGTGATGAACGGAGGCGACATCCGATAAGCCAACCGAACCCAAGCGCAAGATTGCCCGATGCGGATTCTGCGATACTGCGGATTAACCTCGGAAGGATGATATTGCCCAACCAGTGTTAAATCATTTGAACGGGCAAAATCCCATGCGTAAAGAGAAACAAATCCGTCAGTCAAAGGTTTCTCAATCTGATGAATTGTTTTCACCAAAACTTCATCATCAATAGCATCAATGTAAAATTGTGATTCAACAGAATTTCCCGGAGAAAGATATTCTATCCTTCCAGTTGTCCCTGTTCCTCGCGCTTGTTCTGCCGTTTGATAAAGCTCAATATAATTTTCAGAAATACGGCGAACATAATATGAAAATTCTGGCTGAAGACCTTCTGGAAGAGTGTCTCCATTTACGGCTCTCACTTTTACCGATTGCCCGTTTTCGTATAGTGCTTTTTCACACAGAATACTTGTTGAAGGCAATGGGCGAATCACTCTCTCAACATCCAAAGATAATTCCCCTGTTCCGGGAGAATTCAATACAATCAAATTCCCCGTTGTCGCATCGTAAACTTTGACGGCATCTCCAAAAATGCGAATTTTGTAATCAACGCCAGCAACAAGAGGTGCTGGCATTCCTCCGGAAGTGCTGAATTTTACGATTTGATCGTCCTGCAAATACAAAATTGAATCTGGCTCAATCGTATTTTCAGGTGTTTGGACTGTCACCTGTCTTCGTATTCCAAAATACGATTGACCAGTTCCAAAAGAAATTACTTGAAGATATACTGACAATGAATTTCGAATGCGCGCAACTGTTGGCGAAATAACATCCAAAAAGAATTGCGTTGATCCGTCAATCGCTGGTGATGTTGTTGGGAGAATAAAATCTGTCCCGAAATATATTCCCTGTCCTGTTGTGATATTTGAAAAATCTCCAAGCCAACGATCAGTAAAATCAACGCCGAATGTTCTGGAAAGAACTGTATAGAATGTTCCGCTTCCTCCTCCGGTAATGTTAATTTTTGAGAAATCTGCATTACGAACTGTGAATACGCCAGCGGCGGTATCAAGAGGAGCCTCCGCCCTGTATGCAGTTCCCGCGACAAGAGGCGAAGGAAGAGTCCCTGTGCTTGTAAACTCCACAAATACGCCAGTTGAAGGAGTCAGAATAACACTCGGCGGTGAAGTATATCCGGTTCCGCTTGTGATAATGTTCAACGCAACAACTTCACCAGAAAAAACAGTTCCCGTATTTGGAGTGGCACTTGTCGTTCCAGAAGGAACGGTGAATGTAAATGTTGCTCCGGATGGTGAAGGAATACTTGCTGTTTTTGCCGCTCCGCCAGCAGGGGTTATTGGATTTCCTGTTACAGTATATGTGAATTGCGTAGAATTTATGACTGTGATTGCGTAAGGGCCAAGATATTGCGGCTCTGTTGTTCCTGCAATAGTCACGATTTGCCCAGTTGAGTAATTGTGATTACCGGTCATCGTGACTGTTGCAGTTGTCAGAATTCTCGTAATGCTAAAAATGTTTTGAGTCTGCAAAGGGACACTCAGAACTGTTTTATCGCCGTTAAATGGTGTCGTTGGTGAAACATTCTCTAATGTCACTACTGAACCAACAGAAAATCCGTGAGGAGAAGCTGTAGTTGCCGTTGCAGTTGTTCCAACAACTGAAATAGAATTCAGATTGATAATTGAGTTATTAACAACTGCTTGGGCTGTCGCTCCAGAACCTCCGCCACCCGCTATCTGAACCTGCGGAGCCTGTCTATAATTGTTGCCGCCTGAAATTTTACGGAAATACGAAACGAACGATGTTTGAAGCGTTGCTGATGCCGTTGCTTGTGCCGGACTTGCTCCGGTAGGAGGATCGATCGTAATTGCAGGAGGAGAAGTATATCCTGATCCGGGATTCGTGATAATGATTTGTTCCAGCTTGGTAGAAATCGTATTGATGATCGCGTATCCGGTAGCGGTTTCTGCTTGTTGACCTGAACCAATAGGAGGGTCTGGAGGTTCTGAAAAAGTAACTCCGGGAACAGTGGAATAGCCGTTGCCTTGCGCTGTCACTTGAACAACACGAACTGATCCGGTAACGACAGCTTGATAATTTGCTCCCGCGCCAGTTGGGGCAGAAATATTCAATCCTGCGGCGGTAATTTGTGAAGTTTCGCCGCTACGAAATGTGCTTGAGAGTAATTTTACGACAAAATTTGCCCCGCTTCCGGCATCTATCAATTTAATAGGATTGATATAATTTGTCGGATTAGAAGCATTAGCGTCCGCTTGCGTTTCGTGAATTGTGATTGTGAATGAATCGACAACATTCACGAAATAATTCTGGTTAGATATGAGTGGATTTGGCAAAACGCCACCAGCCGTATAAACTTGAACCTGATCGCCTTGTTTGAAGTAATGTTGAATCGCAAAAGTGAGTTTTGTTTCTGGCAATATCTCTTTTCGGATATCCACAGAAAATGGAGACCCCATAGTTGAACAATATATGGGATTTATATTATTTTGAGCGTCTTCAAATGACTCAAAAATATTCAAATCTGTATCACTAAGAGCATTCGCAAAATATGTTACTTTTTTCTTAAGAGGAACAGGCAAAATAACTCCTGTGTCTGGAAACGCTATCGGGTTACCCGTTGTTATTGCAACAGGAACAGCAGAATCCATGCGAATTGCAGTAACAACCTGACTTGGCTTGCTGTCTTTGATTTTAATCAATCCCGAACCGAGAATACTTTCCATTTCAATTGGAAAATTCCCGTTCTTGGCGTTGTTTTGATCTTTAAAAAGCTCAATCGTGAGAGCGTCAAGAACGCCGACATAAGCAACTTGTCCGTTATACAGCGGAGGCGGAATTACACCAGATTGCGGGCTGATATTTACACCTTGTCCAGATGTGAGCTGATGCGGGACTCCATTATCTGGAGTGAATTTAGAGATTGGATCAATAGAAACAAGTCGAATTTCTACTGTTTGATCGTCAGGAATGATTGTTCCGAACGGGAAGTCTTTTTGCGAGTGAATTGGAACGAGCAAGCCGTCAACTCCGGTTCCATTTTCAAGCTGACTACGCAAAGGAACATTATTCCCATTAATGCCAATGACTCGGATTTGTTTTCCGACATCATTATCAGTCTCAGCAATAGCCACCAACTGCGATGGTTGGCGAATTTCCATCATCGTTGGCGTGTAGCCACGATCATCCCATGCCCAACCAACAGGATTAAACATTCCGCCTTTATTTACATGATATTGGAAAAGGCGATTTCTGAAATAAACTGGCGAACCATCAACATTAACTGCCAATGGAACATCTACGCCTCGCGGAAGCGTGACGCTTTGCCCGTCCCATCCGGTGCAGATGTCAATTTCAGCCGTGGAATGCGACCAATGGCCACTTTCCATGAGGGTTTGAACAGCCTGAGAGATTTTACGGAATACTTTTTCCGAATTCGTTGTTCCTAAAATCTCCGCACATTCTTCAAAAATTTGGGAGACAAACATCGTTTATACGCTTCTGGAACTTAATTCTTTTGCGAACATTTCCAAGTCAGCCGCATCAGAAGTGCTTCCTGTCGCTGGTTGCTCAACTTGGCCTTCTTGAGCGGCGGCTTGCTGGGTATCAACAGTTGACTTCATATTTTCAAGAACAGAAGCAAACTGCATGATCATATCATACAGATTATCAAAATCCGCTTTCGGAATTGACATGGAAACTTCTCCTTCCGGAGCAGTCATTTCAGGAGCCTGTTCGGCTGGCATTGCCATTTCTGGCGGCATTTGATTTTTCATAAATTAATCTTCTTCTTCGCCTCCACCAATTTCAATTTCGATTTTGGTTTTTGGTTTTTCTTCTGCTTCTTCAAGCCCATTTTCAATGGCATCCTCGTCATCCATCTCTTCGTTCTCGGATTCCATTTCTTCAGAACCTTCAGGCTTGATGCCACAGATGCAAAGCTCCACGCAATGACGCTTCTCGGTTTTGCCATCGCGCATCATAGTTTCTTCTTTCTCCATGACTTTTTTAAAATAAATCATGGCAGTTCCTTCTTTTGGCAATCCTTTTAATGCCTCTGCATTTTCAAAATAAAGCGATGGATAATGAAATTCGCTTTTCGGCATCTCCATATCCATAGAGATTGGCTTTATAGGTTCTCCAAGGTCTTCAAAACCAGATGGCAAATCGTATTTTTCTTTTGAATAAGGCATATAGAAATTATCTCGCTATGCAGTTTTATTTTCTGCATAGCGAGAATTTAATTACAAGTTATTTAGCTTTCAATGCGGCAACTTCAGCAGAGAGTTCTTGAATTGCCTTGAGCATAGGTGCAATAAGTTCTTCGTAACCGATAGAAAGAACATCATCTCCACCCTTGATGGAATGATCTTGGAATCCACCAAAATCAATGCCTTTAGCGTCAAGAACCGCTTTAACTTCTTGAGCAATCAAACCATGATGGAAGCGGCTGCGTTTCTTGCTGCCATCGTGAGTGATGTTGGCAAGTTTTACATCTTCAAGCCATTTATCATTTTTGACTTTGTAGGCATTGTAAGCAGCAAGTTCTTCTGCATATTTAGCTTTTTCTTCGTCGGAAGCATCTTCTTTAAGTTCTGCTGGCTCAACAACAGGTTTAGGTGCTTCTGGACGATAATCCTCGCGCATATCCCACTTGAAATCAACTGGACGAAGTGCGTTGACAAACTCAAGACCAAGTTCAGTATCACGGACATCGGTTTTATCACGAACATCAGAACGAGCTTGAACTGCTCCGTATACATAAGTTGTAGTGCCAGAATTACCAAGTTGCACTTGATTATGCCCATCAACTTGAGCATCATATCCAATTCCGCTGCAATTGTTGAAATTAACTGCTGCTGACAAGCAATCCGCGCCAATTGCCGTATTTAGATTAGCAGTTGTATTGTTATTCAAAGCACTAATACCACAGGCAGTATTGCTATGACCGCTTATATTTTGAATGCTTGCACTTGTTCCAACTGCTGTATTATCAAAACCAATCGTTGTGTAACGGAGTGCTTCGTGACCGATAGATGTATTGCGCCCTGTTGTTGCATTTGCTAATGCCCAATTCCCTAAACCAGTATTAAAACTTCCAGTTTGGTTTGTATAAATAGCATTAAATCCAATACCAACATTTCCGTCTCCAGTTGTGTTTTCAAACAAAGCATTTACTCCGACTCCGGTGATATAGTTGCTATTATTATTATATAATGCGTCTCTGCCAACTGCGGTATTTCCAGCACCAGTTATGTTTTGGTTTGATGCACTAACTCCAACTGCTGTGTTGTAGTGTCCGGTTGTGTTATTAAACAATGCAGCATGACCAATGGATGTGTTGTAAAATCCAGTTGTATTGTTTGACAAATTTAATGATCCAACACAAGTATTTGTATCGATACTTCCAGCACCAATTCCAACGCGAATTCCGTTGATAAGTGTGTCTTTGTCGAGGTTGACTACATTAGTTGTTGCTTTAGTGAGTGGCATAATTTTAGTTTTTCTATTTTAGTTGTTTGTTTGTTGTTTTTGATTGTTAAGCTACTGATAGTGATACTATGGTTATTTCTGATCCAGATGGAACTGGTTGAGAAAAAGTTAATGTTCTTGGAGTCACATTGTCAATTACATAATTAGTTGATTTTTGATACACCCCGTCCACATGAACAAGATATGCTGGAGCCAGTATAGACAATCCACCTGTAATTGCAAATACTGTTTGAATCCCATCTCCTGTATAAGCCCACGCGTTTCCAAAATTTGATGGAGGTAGAACGCCTGTTGCTCCAGTCGCTCCTGTTGCACCACCACTAGGCCCAGTCGCGCCCTGAATGCCATTCAAAGATATAATCACAATCTGTGAACCAATCGGAACAGGAGATGTAGTAGTAAGCGTGTTTCCCGTGATGGAATAATTAACTGGGTCTTGAACTACACCATCAATGCAAACTAAATATCCAATAGGATTATTCGTTGTGTTTCCTGTAATATCGAAATTAGTATCGTTGTTCCCAGTATATGCCCAACGAATACCCCCGAATGGGCCTGCCGATCCCGCAACGCCAGTTGCACCAGTAATTCCGTTAAGTGATGTAATTACAATTTTTGAACCAGCAGGAACAGGAGATGACATTGTAAGAACATATGGAAAACCAGATGTAATAATGTAATCATTCGGGTCTTGAGTGATTCCGTCAATGTTCACGGAATAACCCAACGGATTCGTAGTTATAGCTCCAGTAATATTAAAATTAACATCATTAGATGAAATATAAGCCCACCTTATTCCGCCAGCAGGGCCAGCGGAACCAGCAGGTCCGGTCGCCCCAGTTGCACCCCCGCTTGGGCCAGTCGCGCCTTGTGTTCCATTTAGCGATATAATTACAATCGTTGCTCCAACTGGAACAGGTGAAGACATTATTATAGCATAAGGCGAACTTGTTATTGTGTAATTATTCGGGTCTTGAGTGATTCCTTCAATATTTACAGAATATCCGAGCGGATTTGTTGTGGTTGCTCCGGGTATATTAAATACTGTGTCATTGTTCCCAACATAAGCCCAGCGTTGGCCGCCTACTGGCCCTGCATTTCCTTGAGGCCCAGTCGCTCCGACTAATCCCGTCGCTCCAGTTGCGCCTCCGGGATTTCCCTGTGGACCCTGCGGACCTTGCGTGCCTGTCGCGCCAACCTCTCCAGCAGTAGAAATAAACCAATACCCGTAATACCCTGCACCTTCGGTTCGATCAACTTGAATTCTAACCTCTGTGTTGTTTACTTCTAAAACAACGCCTTCAACATAATCGAATGGATATGCCGAAAATGCTGTTGCTCGTAACCGAGTTCCATAATCCCATCCAACATTTGTCGGGACATAAGAAAATTCTTTTATTCCTCCACTAATGTTATTTTGAGTAAAAGATACAATATTTAGAACATCGCCTTGCCCAGTTGCGCCAACAATGCTAATTCCAGTTGCACCCTGCGGACCTGTTGCTCCGGTTGAACCAACTCCAGTTGATCCTTTTACTCCGTTCAAAGAAACAATTACAATTTCAGAGTTAGCAGGAACTGGAGAAAACATTTCTAATACTGATCCAGAAATTGTGTAGTTTGCGGGATCTTGTAAAATTCCATCAATAGCTACAAGAAACGCTGTCGGGAGTTGGGAAATCGCTCCAACAACACTAAATTGAGTATCTATTCCATTTCCAATATAAGCCCATCTTATTCCGCCTGCTGGAGAAACTGGTCCGGTTGCCCCTGTCGCTCCTCCGGGATTTCCTTGCGGCCCTTGAATTCCGGTTGCTCCTCGCAAGCCATTTAATGAAACAATTACAATTTCAGAATTGGTCGGGACGGGTGAAGATGTTGTTAAAATTGTTCCAGAAATAGAATAATTATTAGGGTCTTGCAAGACGCCATCAATAGCTACAAGAAATGCTGTCGATAATTCTGAAATTGCCCCAACAACATTAAATTGATTTTGAGAGCCATTTCCAATATAAGCCCACCTTAAACCGCCTGCTGGAGAAACTGGTCCGGTAGCTCCAGTAGCACCTCCGGGATTTCCCTGTGGGCCTTGAGGCCCAGTCGCCCCAGTCGCTCCGCCCGGACTTCCTTGCGGGCCTTGTAACCCTGTCGCTCCGCGCAATCCGGTTGCTCCGGTTGCGCCAACTCCTGTAGCTCCTGTTGCGCCAAATCCCGTGGCTCCGGTCGCCCCAACTAATCCAGTGCTACCAGTTGCGCCTAAACCAGTTGCGCCCGTGCTTCCAACTGCTCCGGTGGCTCCGGTGGCTCCTGCGCGGCTTGAAAGCTCAACGATAGTCAAAATTGACCCTGTTGGAAGTGCTGTATCAAGCGTTAAAACTCGTGGCAATGAAGTAGAAATTGTATAACTAATCGGGTCTTGAACGACACCATCAATGTATGCCAAGTAAGCATTACGATCAGGTTGCCATGCGCCAGTCAAAGTAAACGCAGATTGACCAGAACCAGTAAATCCCCAACGCAAAAATGTGCCATACCCATCCAGAGAGTTAGCGAAAACTCGAAGTAGGTAGCAAAGCAGTCCCTCTCCCTCCTCGCGAGGAATCTGATCGACTTCTGCCGTGTTATTAGGATCGCAAGGAATGTTCCAAACAACTCGCCCATTCTCAACAGACTTTGTAATGTTGCCGTAAAGTGCATATACAAGATTGGAAATCAAAGAAGGAACCGATTCAGGACTAACTTGCGGATAAGGAATATCCTGACGGCAGATATTGTTGTAGGAATCGTTGTTGCAACTCATAATTTAGGCTTCGATTAAAAGATATGGGATTGTTGTTTGAGAATAGCGATCCATTTGTTCGTAAACGAGTGATTGGAATGCGCTCCATTGGGATGGAGGAACTGTCTGACAACCCAATGAACTTGTAGATGTGTTTGAGCCGCGATGGAAGTTGATGTGGTATCCTGTCGAGATGCCTTTGCCATCGCGCATAACAGGCAATGCTTCGTCTTTTGTGGCGGGACGCAGAGCAGGGTAGCCCGGACCTTTGGAAATTCCGTGTTTCCCTTTTCTGTAGCGATAAAGACCCGGAAGGAGAACTGCAACGCCTTCGCGGTGATAAGAAGGATCGGTATTTGCGTTAAAAGACACATAAGCGGAAGGCGAAATTACGAAAATCGCATCATCATAAATGCCGCGATCGTTTTCCCCGACCTTTCCCATCGTGTCTTTGTAGTAACCGCGCACCCCAAGCAAAGCGAGTTGATCAGAAACACCTGCTTTACGCAGATATTTTTCTGAAAACTCTCGCTTTTGCTGGGGACGCGATTGGGGAATCATTTTGCTTTACGAATTACATTGATCAAACCAACCAAACCAAGGCCAGCGGCAAGAATTTGGTTCTGCAATTCAGGATCAAGTTTCAAACCGAGCGCAGTAGCAACGAGAATAATTCCGCGCCATGTGCTGTTTTCAGATAGGCGTTCAAGGATTAGATTTACGATTTTCATATTATTTGTCTTTTAGTGTTTTGCTGAAATGTTGCCATGCATAAACGATATTTGCATCAGAATTTGAATCTGGTTTTGCATACGGAACATAGGAAATGCTGAGTTTCAATGCGCCAAGCTTCCCTTGATTTTCACCTGTTGGCGGAATCGGAATGCTTACGCAAGAAGAAAGAATCACAGCAAAAGATATTGTCAAAAAATACTTCATTCAGAATCTCCCTTTTTATCTTTTTTGCCATTTTTCAACTTCAAAATCATCATATAAATACTTACCCACGCCGCAATGATTGCTGACGCTGAGGCAAGAATCCGCATCCAAATATCAAGTTCAGGAAGCATCGAAATCATTACTGCAAACACGCTATATATCGTGCCAATATATCCTGTTCCAGTTGATAATCCACTATCGGAGTTCATGATTAGTTTAGAGTATTTGGTATTACAGCATTAAATCTTGTGGATGTGACGACACCATTTGTATAGATAATATTGGCGTATGCAAATAGATATTTGCTATTATCCGCTACTGGCATCGAGCCAATCCAAGTGCGCCCGTCATTAGTCGTTGTTACGCTAGACCAAACACGGTTAACATTGAATGGCTCCACTTCAGCTTTCCAGAACTCAACAGAAGAAATTGGAAGCGTTGTATCTGGTTGGACATTGAATTGACAAGTTCCCGAAACTTTTGACAGCCATGACGCAGGTCGTTTTGGCCAAGTAATAGCAGAACCAAGAACATACTTGTTAAGCCACAGAAGTTCGTTTCCTAC